GGTTGAATCTAACCACAAGATGTTGACACCTTTATGGGAAGATTACGTTCGGAGACAAAGAAATGGCGATGTCGCGTGGTTCGATGAGGCAGCAGATATCCAAGCCTCCACAAAAGAAAAAATGGACCAAGGCTCGTAAGGCAAAAGTGAATTGCAAGCGTCCTAAAGGGTTTAGTGAAAAAGCACATTGCGCCAGTAAGAGGAAACGAAGGAATGGCTAAAGATGCATGCTATCGCAAAGTTAAGGCAAGATATAAGGTTTTCCCGTCGGCGTACGCAAGCGGGGCCATCGCCAAGTGCCGTAAGGTCGGAGCCGCAAACTGGGGTAATAAGACCAAAAAAGCCGCTGGCGGAATCCACGAGCAAAAAGCCAAACGCCCCTTCCGAGGAAACCTAGAGGCCAATCAGGTTGTTGCTCGAGGTTGCGGCGGTGTGATGAACGGACGGCGAAAGAAGACACGCTGCTCTTAGCGATGATCCATGCATTTTTATTGTTTGTGTTCGTTGGGATGGGAGAAGAAAAGAAGCTGGTAAGTAACGACATGTACTTTCGAGATATTAACGAGTGTACGTACTTTGCTCGACAGCTTCACAAACAAGGTCAGAAGATCACCGCCTACTGTGTGCCTCGGCTGGTTGATGAAGACACGAAGGTTTATTGATGGATCCTATATCAGCAATGGCAACCGCTTCAGCGGCATTCTCGGCTTTAAAGAAGGGCTTTGCTGTTGGTCGTGATATTGAGGCAATGGCGTCTGATCTTTCGCGCTGGATGGGCGCTTTATCTGACCTTGATCAGATGGAGAAAGAAGCAAAAAACCCTCCAATTTTTAAAAAACTGTTCGGCGGCCAGAGCGTCGAACAAGAGGCCATAACGACTTTTGCTAACAAGCAAAAAGCGCAGCAGCAGCGCTATGAGCTACAGCAGTGGATAAGCCTCACTATGGGCAAGTCCAAGTGGGATTCACTGGTGGCAATGGAAGGCCAAATAAGAAAGAGGCGCAAGGAGACGTTGTACCGTCAACGTGAACGCCGACGTAAGTTTGTAGAGATCGTAGCGTGGATTTTGTTTTCCGGAATTGCTGTCTCGGCTTTATTGGCCTTTATACTATTGTTAAAAGCGCATTCAGCTAGTGCTGATCAAATGGTTACTTGTCGTAAGGTGAAGTGTGAAAAGCTGGATAACAGAGAAATGGTTTGCGTATTCCGAGGCGCAAACAATACCATTGAGTCTCAGTTTTTTCAGTACCTAGAATTTGTGCCAAACGAATATCAGTGCAAGTATGATCCGAATGCAAAAAAAGACATGACAATACAAGAGAGTCTTGAACAAATACGGAAGTCGAGAGACTGAGATGGCTGTACGAAAAACCAAAAAAGGATTGGCGTTAAAGCGCTGGTTTAAAGAGGATTGGAAAGATGTACGCACTGGCAAGGCGTGTGGCAGAAAAAAGGGTGAAAAGCGTGGCACTCCTTATTGTCGTCCTTCCAAACGAGTTTCTTCGAAGACTCCTAAAACATCGTCAGAAATGACAGCGGCTGAAAAGCGTAGTAGAATCAGTCAAAAGAAACGCATTGGACAGCCTGCCGGTAAGCCACGACGGGTTAAATCACTAAAGAGAAGGAAAAAATAATGTCTCATTGTTCTCCTCGAAAAGCCGCTGCCGGCGCGATGGTAATGCCTACTCGCAACAACAAGGCTCCTAGCCGCACTCGTTTTAAAATGGGTGGTGGTAACTTCCCCGACCTAACAGGTGATGGTAAGGTCACGAAGCAAGATATTCTAAAAGGTCGCGGCGTTCCTGGTTTTGGTTACGGCGGCACACACAAGAAGAATAAATAGATGGCAACTTCCGGATCCAGAGATTTTGATCTCGATGTAGCAGAGATTATCGAAGAAGCATATGAGCGGTGCGGTCTTGAGGTTCGCACCGGTTATGATGCGCGTACGGCTCGTAGGTCTCTGAATCTTATGTTTGCAGACTGGGCTAACCGTGGCTTGAATCTGTGGACGGTGCAGCAGGGAACACAGGCGTTGACCGCAGGAACTGCTACGTACACCTTCGACACAGCGTACACGGATCTACTTGAGGTTGTGATTCGAAGAAGCGGCACGGACTACCAGCTTGACCGCATGTCTCGAAGCGAATACTTGACGACGCCCAATAAAACACAGACAGGACGCCCCAGCCAGTATTTCTACAACAGGCAAGTAACACCACAAGTTACACTGTGGCCGACTCCTGAAAATTCGACAGACAGCTTAGTTTATTATTACGTGCAAAGAATTCAAGACGCTGATGCTTTGGTGAACACCACGGATGCACCGTTTAGATTTCTGCCGTGTATGGTCGCTGGTCTTGCATACTATCTTGCGATGAAGAAAGCGCCGGAACGTGTGCAGCTTTTGAAAGTGGTTTACGAAGAAGAGTTTCAACGAGCCGCAGATGAAGATGAAGATCGTGTGGCTCTCAAGCTACAGCCAAGCATTCAGTATCTGAGGGTGAACTAATGGCGCGGTTCGCTTCAGGAAAAGACGCCTGGGGCTATTCGGATAGATCCGGATTCCGGTATCGTCTTCGAGAAATGGTTACGGAGTGGAATGGTTTAAAAGTCGGACCTGATGAGTATGAGACGAAGCATCCTCAACTACAGCCCGTTCGAGTGGGGCCGGATCCGCAGGCTCTTCACAATCCACGACCACCCTCGATTATTCATTCAGTCACTATAACATTTCCCACGTTTAACTCACGGACGCTGGAAGTGTCTCCTGTTGCAGTCATGCATGGATTTGTGGGAGACGTAGTCACAACAGGTACAACACCATCAGGGACTGTTACTGTATCCATAACCGGGGTTTCCGCCACTGGCGGCGTAAATTCTGTTTCAGTTGGAATCGTTACGAACTACACAGTTACTGTTGCTTCGGGAACAAATTCTTACGGAACAGGCAATAAGTATTATGTTGCTGGTTTGTCGGGGGCTTCTCCGACGCTTACGTTAAGCGAGGGTTCTACCTACAGGTTCGATCAATCAGACAACAGCAACTCGGGGCATCCCTTCCGGTTTTCAGAAACTGCCAACGGCACTCACGCCGGGGGTTCCGAGTATACAACAGGTGTATCTACTAACGGTTCCCCGGGTAGCTCGGGAGCTTACACACAGATCACGGTAGCCTCGGGGACTCCAACTCTGTATTATTACTGCACAAACCACAGCGGCATGGGCGGTACAGCGAACACGCCATAGGAGTAAACATGGCTTTTACTGGAAATTATCTGTGTACGTCTTTTAAAAGCGAACTGCTTCAAGCCGTCCACAATTTTGCAAGTCACACATTTAAGATGGCGCTGTTCACAAACAGCGCCACTCTCGACGCGACCACAACCGCATACTCAACAGCTAACGAAGTAAGCGGAACAGGCTATAGCGCGGGCGGTGCTACCGTCACAAGCATAACCATCAACACCAGCGGCACAACTGCTTTTATAGATTTTGCTGACGTTAGTTTTGCTAACTCTACAATAACGGCACGAGGAGCACTGCTTTATAACAGCAGTGCATCTGACAAAGCGATTGCGGTGTTTGATTTTGGAGCCGATCAAGCTTCTTCTTCATCTACTTTTACTATTACCATTCCAACAGCGGGCGCGAGTAGCGCGATTGTAAGGATCGCTTAATGGCTTTTACATACGCACAGCTAAAAACAGCCATCCAAGATTATACCGAAAACACTGAAACGTCCTTCGTGACGAATCTACCTGTGTTTATTCGCGCAGCCGAAGATCGTATCTTCAAGCTGGTTGACCTTGAGATTTTTCGCAAGAACGCGACAAGTGCGCTAACACAAGGTGATCCGTATCTTTCTGTGCCGAGCGACTATCTTTCATCTTTTTCTTTGTCTGTCACAAACAGTAGCTCGAAGGAGTTCCTGCTTCAAAAAGATGTGAACTACATCCAAGAATACAATCCGAATCCGGCAACGACAGGAACGCCAAAGTATTATGCGTTTTTTGATAAAGATAACTTCATTATGGCGCCAACCCCTGACAGCAACTACGCTGTTGAGCTTCACTACTATTACAGGCCGGCATCTCTGACCGCTGGCAGTGATAGTGGAACCACGTGGTTGAGCGACAACGCTCCCAACGCCCTGCTTTACGGTTCTTTGGTTGAAGCGTATATATACATGAAAGGTGAGCAGGACATGCTTCAGATGTATGAGAAACAGTTCACCGAGGCAATGACCAGGATTAAAGATCTGGCGGAAGCTAGAGAAAACAGCGATGCGTATCGCAGAGGTCTGCCAGATCGGCCTCGTACATAAGGAGTAGAAGACATGGCAACGTCAAACGCAGCAACCAATTATCTAGAACATGCGATCCTTGATTTCTTGTTCAAGAATAACTCGGAGAGCTTTGCCACCCCCGGCAACAGCATTTATGTCGGCCTTGCAACCGCCGTATCTAGTATTGAAACAGGCTCTCTAACAGAGGCCACGTTTGGATCTTACGCTAGGCAGCAGGTTCAGGCTTCCGGCTGGACAGTTCCCGCAGTGGGAACAGATGCTCAGACCGCAACAAACGCGGCCAATATTGAGTTCCCGGCGTCTACCGGCACAAACAACACGATCACACATGCGTTTGTTGTAGACGCGGCTAGTAGCGGAAACATCCTGTTCGTTGGCGCACTTGATGCAAGTAAGACAATCGCCACTGGCGATATCTTCCGCATTAACGCAGGCAACCTGTCGATAGAGCTAAAGTAACATGGCACTTGTTCTCAGAGATCGCGTAAAAGAAACGACCACAACCACCGGCACTGCAACGTACACGCTTGCAGGCGCTGTTTCTGGTTTTGAGACTTTCGGCAGCGTGGGCGATGGGAACACGACATATTACGCTTGTTCTGACGGAACCGACTTTGAGGTCGGCATTGGAACCTACACTGCGTCAGGCACCACACTAGCCAGAACTACGGTGCTTCAGTCGAGCAACAGTGATGCTGCTGTGAACTGGAGTTCCGGTACAAGGACGATTTTCTGCACGTTGCCAGCGGAGAAGATGTCTTTCCTTGATGCCTCTGGAAATGTGGTGGCGGCTAACGGTAGCAACCTAACTGCACTCAATGCCAGCAACCTTGCTTCTGGCACGGTCCCAGATGCTAGGTTTCCCGCAACGCTGCCAGCGGCTAGTGGTGTAAACCTCACTGCGTTGAACGCCAGCAATCTTGGCTCCGGTACAGTTCCAGATGCGCGGTTCCCCGCGACACTACCGGCGGCGAATGGTAGTAATCTGACGGCATTGAACGCCAGCAACCTTTCTAGCGGGACAGTGGCTAACGCTAGGTTGGACGCACAGCTACAAGACGTGGCGGGGCTGGCGGTTACAAACGGTAACTTTATTGTGGGTGATGGGTCTAATTTTGTAGCTGAGAGCGGCGCAACAGCCAGAACATCACTGGGGTTAGGTAGCGCAGCCACATCTAACACAACCGACTTTGAATCCGCTGGGCAAAGCGTAGTCATGGCGATAGCACTGGGGTAACGATATGCCTAATAACTTTAAGACCTTTACAGACACGGCGGTAGGCACCGCTAACGCAGATGTTTACACATGCCCCAGTTCGACAGAAACAACCATTATCGGACTGAACATTGCCAACATCCTGACCGTCTCCATCACCGTAAATGTCCAGCTAATCAACAACGACGGCGACAACGTACACATCGTCAAGTCGGCTATTGTGCCGGTGGGCAGTAGTTTGGTGGCTGTTGGGGGTGACCAGAAGATTGTTTTGAACGCGAGTGACATCTTGCGAATTACGGCAAGTCAAGCGTCAGCCGCTGATGTGACTGTGTCGTTGTTGGAGATTAGCTGATGGCACTTAGTAAGGTTGGTTCAAATCAAATTGATTCTGCGGCGTCACTAACGGTTTCCGGTAACGTCAGCGCGGACGGCGGCACTATCAAGTTAGATGGGGCATTTCCCACAGGCACAGACAACACTGCTCTAGGGGATGGCGCACTTGATGATGGCTCTTTGTCTGGTGGCTATAACGTGGCGGTAGGAGAGGCTGCACTTGGTGAGAACGAGGGCGGTCAAGAAAATGTGGCTGTCGGATGGAATAGTCTTGATGCAAACACCTCTGGTAATAATAGCACCGCAGTAGGTTCGCAATCTTTGAGTGGAAATACTACTGGGGGCAGTAATGTAGCTGTTGGAAAAAATGCGTTACGAGCGAATACTACGGCATCTAACAACACAGCAGTGGGTTATGTTGGATTAAGTGCTAATACCACCGGCGCAGCAAATACGTCTGTGGGTTCGCTTGCTCTTGATGCTAATACAACAGGTGATAACAACTCCGCTTTTGGTGTCAACGCTTTATCGACCAATACAACAGCAGACGCAAATAGTGCCTATGGCTATCAAGCCCTGTATTCAAATACTACGGGAGCAAATAATGTTTCTGTAGGTGTTAATTCTCTTTTTGCAAACACCACCGCATCCAACAATACGGCGGTAGGTTATGCGGCTTTAATTAACAACACTACGGGTACCAAGAATTTTGCAGCGGGATATAACTCAGGAATTGGCACAACCACAGGCCAATATAATACATACGTAGGAGCAGATTCTGGTGCCTCAGCTACAACTGCAAGTTTCAATACTTTTGTAGGCAGTACCGATGGAACTTACGGCGGTGCTGGTGGTAGCACCACTGGCGACAGAAACACCTTTATAGGCAACGGCTCTGGGTCACGGGTAAGTACTGGTTATAGAAACACCATTCTTGGCCGATACAACGGCAATCAAGGCGGCCTAAACATCAGTGCTGCTTATAACCATATCGTGCTGTCAGATGGAGATGGTAATCCTCGTCTTTACCTAAACGCCAATGGAACACTTTTTGTACCGCAAATTTACAACGACACCACAAGTAATCCAGCAAATATGCAAGTTAACTCCGCAGGAGTAATTCATCGTTCCACATCATCCCGCCGCTACAAGAACACTATAACCGACGCCACACACGGCCTCACTGAACTGCTTACACTTCGTCCCATTACCTACAAAGGTAACAACGATGGCGACACAGTATTCGGCGGTTTGATTGCTGAAGAAGTCCACGACGCTGGCTTGACAGAGTTTGTTCAATACAACGACGATGATGAGCCGGATGCGCTTGCATATGGAAATATGGTGTCGCTGTGCATCAAAGCAATCCAAGAACTGAAAACCGAACTTGATGAAGCGAAGGCTCGTATCGCAGCACTGGAGGCTGGCTAATGGCATATATTGGCAAGGCACCAAACACAGCGATAGTAAATCAGACAACGAGTCAGTCGTTTAACGGCACTGGTTCGGCGACTGCGTTTACGCTGAACAGGTCCGTCAATGTGAGCGAAGACCTAGAGGTGTTTGTCAACAACGTCCAGCAGGAACCGGGTTCAGGCAAGGCGTATACTGCCAGCGGTACGACGCTGACGTTCAGCGCAGCCCCTGCTTCGGGCACCGGCAACATCTATGTCATCTACCGTGGTGAGGCGACTATCAACCCGCGCCTAGAGCATGATGCTAACTCTGCGCTGGCGGCGACGACGGGTACGTTTACCGGCGCATTTACATCACCCGGCATCGACGACAATGCGGGTGCCACCGCTGTAATTATAGATAGCAACAACGTGTTTATGACGGGGGGCAAAACTTCTGCCAGCTTTGACAACATAGGCTTTCAGATAAGTCCATCTGCTACCGCTGGTTTTACAAAAGATGGTGCAACAGCCCTTTATGTGAACAGAAAATCAAGTGACGGCACTATTATTGAGGCTCGTAAAGACAACACCACGGTGGGGAGTATTGGCATACAGTCTAGCGGCTTTTACATTGATGGTGAAAGCGGTCACGAAGGCATTCGCTTTGCCAACGGCGCAATCACACCAAGAGAAAACGGAAGCGATAGTGACGGCACTAGTGATTTAGGCGCATCTAACAACCGCTTCAAAGACCTTTATCTTGGCGGCAACCTGTATCTTGGCGGCACCGGCAGTGCAAATGCTCTGAGTGACTATGAGGAGGGCACGTTTACGCCAGCTTACACAGAAGGTTTGACAAGCGTTTCTTATCAATTTAGGGGTGGAAAATACACTAAGGTGGGGCGTCTTGTTTATTTTCAAATAAGCATTAGGGCAAGTGCTGCAACAACAAACGGCAATCAAGTGAGAATATCCGGTCTGCCTTTTAATTCAGACACATCTGCTGCTGCTTATGGCGGTGCATTTATAACTTACAACAACAACTGGTATGTTCAACTAGGTGGCCCGACGCTTTTCATACAGGAAAATGATACGCATGTGCTGTTTTACAAAAAGTCTGATGGCGGCACGTTAAAGGGTAACGACAGTGATTTGCAGGAATTGAACGATATTCATATTAATGGCTTTTACATGACGTAATAACCCCATCGGAGATGAGGGTCGGACAGTCCAACCGTAGGAGATAAAAATGGCACTTACAGAAGAAACAGTAGAAGACAAGATTGAAGTCGTCGGCGATTACAAAGCTGTGCAAGTACGCACCGCCACTGTCATCAAGCGTGACGGCGTGGAGATTAGCCGCAACTTTCACCGGCATGTTCTGCAATGCAGCACCAAGTCAGGTGACACTTGGGGCGACACAGACATCTCTGGCGAAAGCACTGAGGTGCAAGGCATTTGCAACGCCGTTTGGTCCGACGCTGTGAAGACTGCGTATCAGGCCGCTATAGACGCGCAGGAAGTATAAGGAGCTAGGTAATGGCACTGAGTAAAATCGTAAGAGACAGTTTAAACACTGGCATTGATGATAACTCAGATGCCACTGCCATCACGATTGATAGCTCTGAAAGAGTTGGTATAGCCACCCCTGCAACCTCAAATGCGCGGTGCCTTCTGCACACCCACCCAAGTGGCACCGGCAGCATCCCAACGAATTATTTAGTCCAGCAAGATGATAACAATCTTGGCTTGGTGATTATGAATACTAATGACAGCGCCACTTACTCTGGGCTGCGGATTGAAACTCGCAGCAATCAGGCAGCGGGCTGGCTAGTGGCAAATGAGTTTCAGTCGGCTTTCAATGGCGATCTAGTTTTTCGGGCCAGAAATGCAGGGTCTACATCAGCAGAAATCGCTAGAATGAAGTCGAGCGGTGGCCTCACCTTCAACGGCGACACGGCGGCGGCGAATGCTCTGAATGATTATGAGGAAGGCACGTTCACCGCAACGCTGAATGGCGGCTCTAATCACCCTTCATCACGACTGCAAACTACAGGTCAATATACAAAAGTTGGCAACAAGGTCACTGTTAGCTTTGAATTTAATAACGTGACCACCACTGGCTCTCCAAACTACGCTGGACAGATTAGCGTTTTTGGAATGCCCTTTGCAGCCTCTGACCCCAGCGGAACAGTGCGACAAGTTAGTGGGAGTGTTGCTAGTTACAGCGCGGCTACTTGGGATTCTGCGAGTAGTGGATTATTCGCCAGACTAGGTGATGGGGCCACAGAATGGTATTTCTACGCAAATCGTTCTAACGATGCTTGGTATCCCTTGCAGCATAGTCCCGGAACTAACCGTTACCTACTTTTTAACGCTACTTACATAACAGGATAACCCCACCGGATGGTGAGGGTCGGACAGTTTAACCATAGGAGATAAAATGTGGCCTACATAGGCGTAGATCCAAATATAGGTGACATCACCTTTCAGACCTTTACTGGGACAGGTAGTGCGACGGCCTTCACGCTGGCGCAAAGCGTCGTGTCTGGAGAGGCTTTGCTTGTCACCATTGGTAACGTCGTGCAGGAGCCGGGAACCAGCAAGGCGTATACGGCGCAGGGCAACACCCTGACATTCTCTGCCGCCCCTGCTAACGGCGATGTAATCACTGTGCGCTTCTTTGGTCGCGCTGTTGACCAGCCAACCAGCTACGCGATGCAGTTGTTCAAGTATGTAGCTACCAACAACCAGACGGCATTTACGGGGGCAGATGCAAATGGTGCGATACTGGCTTTTAGTGGTGATGATGTCGATGTTTACCTTAACGGGGTGCATCTGGACAGTTCAGACTTCACAGCAAGCAACGGCAATACAATCACACTTGGCACCGGGGCCGCGACTAATGATGAGTTGGTAATACGCGCCTATCGTGCTTTCACTGTTACTGATACAGTATCCAAAGCGTCTGGCGGCACGTTCAGCGGTGAGATTACCGCACCGTCCTTCCAGACAACGAACACCCTAGTGGACACGGCGGCGTTCCGCACCAACGACAAGACGGTCAGCGAGGACACCACCATAGCCGCCACAAAGAATGCCCTTGGCATCGGTCCTCTGACGATTGCTGATGGCGTAACAATAACGGTTGCCAGCGGTGGCAGTCTGACAATTCTGTGAGGCGCGTATGGCTTCGATAATAAATGTAGACAAGATTAGGGCGACAGGCAGCACGACGGATGGGCTGACTGTAGCCTCCTCCGGCTATGTAATCATGCCGCAGCGTCCAGCATTTTTTGCTCGTGCCGCTACCCAATATAGTCAAACTGGAATTATTAAATATAATGATGTGACCAGCACCGGATGCTTTAATCAGGGCGCGCATTTTTCAACGACAACATACAAATTTACCGCGCCGGTAGATGGCGTTTATGTGTTCAGCAATCAAGTGTATACAGAAGGCACGAATGAATTAAGTTTTACTCTTTATCAAAACGATGTCGTTGTCGCTGGTAGTAGATGCAACTACACGAACGCGCAAAACTATCTGGGCATATCGGGAAGTTGGACATTGTATTGTGATTCAGGACATGAAGTTTATGTGTCTACTGGTAGCACTTCGCATCACACAAACTCCGGGTATTCATATTTTAGCGGACATTTGGCGGGTTAAGACATGAGTACACTATTCGTAGACACCATCAACGAGAAGACCAGCGGCAACGGGGTGCAGATACCGGGGCATGTGGTGCAGGTTGTGAACCACAGCTACACAACAAACACAACTACGACAGGTGGGTTTGTAGACGCTGGCGGTAGTAGCTTCACTATCACGCCCACGAGCGCCACCAATAAAATTCTGATTATGGCTGACACATCTTTTCAGTTTACAGGCGGCGGCGGAGAGCGACCAAGCGGACAAGCTCTTATAAACTACAACGGCAGTAATATTGATCCACAGACCAACGCCATAGACTTTTTGCATTCAGTGGTTGACCAGACCTTTTATATCCGCATGTCCAGACAAGTTTACGTTACGGCAGCTTCAACGTCAGCAGTCACAATCAAAATCCAAGTTTCGAAGTACAATGGGACTAACGCACAGGTAAACGGCGCTGCGGGTTCAACAAGCTATGTGACCGCGATGGAGATTGCCCAATGAGCAGCATACTGAAGGTCTCCGAAATCCAAGACCCGACTAACGGGAACAGTGCGCTGACCATCGACTCGTCTGGCCGAGTGTTGACCCCGGCGAGACCAGCATTTATGGCGGCTGCTACAGGTAATAGTAATTATTTGTCTGTTTCTTCTGGTAGTCCCTTTCCGGCGAACACCGCATACAAGAATGTGGGCGGTCACTACTCAACTTCAACATACAAATTTACCGCGCCCGTTGAAGGGTTTTATTTGTTCACTTGGTCTTCTTTAACGAACAACACAGGGAGTGGTTCAAGACCTTGTCTTTTTGTAAACAACTCAAGCAATCACCCCAGTGGATTTAGACCAATTGCTGGAAATGATACCGGCGCTCAAGCTGGAGGAACAACAAGTTACTCTGTTATATGTCATTTAAGAGTTAATGATACAGCTTTTATGTCGTCTGATAATGGAAGCCTTTATTACTATGGCGGCGACCACAACCACTTTTCTGGGATACTGATGGGTTAGACATGGCAACAGTAGCAGACGCAATCGTAGCTCTAATCCCTGACGAACAGTGGGTGCTTCGTGGTGAACCGACCACAGAGGATGAGTTCAATGCCATGTTTCGCCGGATTATTGGCGAGGACGACAATGGCAGTGCTGTCGAGTCCAGCAACCCACATAACTGGGGTGTATCGTGGACCACGGTATCTGCAAAGAAGGCAGAGCTTGATGCCGCCGAGCCTATGAAGCTGCTTCGTGCCGAGCGTGACCGCCGTATCGCCGAGACAGACTGGTGGGCCTCTTCGGATCTGACCATGAGTACGGAGCGCACAGCGTATCGTCAGGCGCTGCGTGACATCACCGACAGCGCGACCAGCCTTGACGATGTAACGTGGCCGACAAAACCGGAGTAAGTGATGAGTAGAGCGCGTGAATTTGCAGACCTCGCCGGTTCGGCTGATGCCGGTGGCATTACAGGCAGGAACCTTGTCATCAACGGTGCGATGCAGGTGGCGCAGAGGGCTACGTCAGCAACAGACTTAGGTGCAGGGTCAAATGCTTATCACACCGTAGACAGAATAAAAGTGGCGAAGGGTTCTACCGCTACAGCGGGGCGGTTTACAATGACACAATCAGATGTCACAGACCTTGCTGGGTTTTCTAATGCTGTTAAATTCCAATGTACAACAGCCGACACTAGCATCGCCGCAAGTGAAGCTATGCTTGTTCAATATGTTTTTGAAGGTCAAGACGTACAAAGTCTGATGGAAACATCGACCTCAACTAAAGCGTTTACTATTTCTTTTTATGCAAAAGCCAACGAGAGTCGTGCGTTTAGCGTTGAGGCTCGTACATCCAATGGCACAAATCGTCAGGTTGCTAAACTTTTCACAACTTCTTCATCTTGGCAGCGGTTTGAGTTTTCTGTGCCAGCGTCTGCAAGCAATATGCAGATAGACAACGACAACAGTGCTGAATTGACGATAAACTTTTGGCTACACGCTGGCTCTACTTATTCCGGCGGCACCCTTAGTACAGACTGGGCGGCTGCAAACAATGCCAATCGTGCAGCGGGTGTAGGCAGTCTGTTTGCATCAACTAGCAACTTTATGGAAATCACCGGCATCCAGCTTGAGGTCGGCTCCTCAGCGACGGATTTCGAGCATCGGTCGTTTGGCGATGAATTAGCTAGGTGCCAGAGGTATTATCAACAATTTGATTACGTTAATACATCTGTAATAGCGATGGGAGCAACATACAATGCCAATAATGCTTATGCTGCATTTCCATTTTTAAAAGAAATGAGGGCTGCTCCATCAGTGACTCTGCCAACAGCAGGACAAAGTTCAAACAACATTACTTTCATAGCTGCTAATAACAACTATCCAAGCACCACCGGTAGTAACACAGCATCTGCTATTAACAGACATAGCTGTAGTATTGTGGGTAGTAGTTATGGAGGTCTAACCTCTAATGCTGCTTCACAAGTATACAGCATACAAACAAACAGTATTAAAGTGGATGCGGAGTTATAATATGAATGAAATAAATGTCACTTCTGCAAAGTATGTTCTTCATAACAATATCAATGACCACATTGATGCGGTTATCGACGGCGAAACAATTTCTGTACCTCTTGCCCCCGGCAACCGCCACTACGACGAAATCATGCGACAGGTCGCCGCCGGTACACTGACCATCGCGGACGCCGACTGATGTTCGGCGAACTGGCATTATCTGAAAGGGCGATAGCCGCACAGGGTATCCTGTCTTTCGGCAGTTCCAGTATGATCGGCACCTTCAGCAAGGTGAGCGCAGCCGCCGGTCTGTTGACTGGCATCATGGAAGCCTCTGCTAACTTTACCCAAGACACTGACGCGGTAATGATCGCCAGCGCAGATGTTGTGAAGTCATTCAACTTTACCCAAACATCAACAGGGACACGGATACAAACAGGAGCAGCAAGCTCCATCTTTGACTTTACGCAAAGCGCCGCCGGTATATTTATTGGCTCTGGTGTGTCTACGCTTGACGCCAACTTTACGCAAAGTAGTGCGGGCATAACAGTTGTCAGCGGCATATCAGAGCAATCGTTCAACTTTACACAGGTCAGCACAGCAAGCCTGATCGCTCACGGCCTTATAAACATCAACACACAGTTTGATCAGACGACTGTCGGCATCAGAGTTAGAACCGACAGCGCCACAATGGACTTTGCGTTTGATCAGACGACGACGGCTAATCTTATTCTTAGCGGTGCCGCAGAAATTATCGCTGTTTTTGTGATGACCACGGACGGCGGGCTGTTGTGGGAGCGTATAGATCCTGACGGTTCGCCGAATTGGGCAGCAATCACACACAGCGGCGACTCGTGGACAGAAATCTCTACAGGTGGTACAACAGATACATGGACAGAAACGGTGGTTTAAATGGCTTCCACATATACAGTAAACAGTGGCATTGAAAAACCCGGCACCGGAGAACAGTCAGGTACTTGGGGCGCAACCACAAACACAAACTTTGACATTATTGACCGTGTGCTTAACGGCGTCGGCACACTTACGCTGACAGGCACAACCACTACGTTAAGCACGTCAGATGGTTCTTTGTCAGATGGTCACTACAAGGTTTTAATACTTGCCGGATCCCCCTCTGGCACAAACACAATCACAATCAGCCCTAACGACCAAAGCAAAATGTATTTGGCAAACAACACTACAAACCAAAGTGTTGTATTTACGCAGGGTTCCGGCGGGAATGTTACTATTCCGGCTTCTACTTCCAAGTGGATTTATGCTGATGGTGCGGGTGCTGGCGCACAGGTTAGGGTTCTTCCTAGTGAGGTTGTAGAGGACAGTTCTCCACAACTAGGTGGCAACCTTGATCTTAATTCCAACAATATTACTGGCACTGGAAACATCAATACCACCGGTACACTTACTGTAACTGGGGCGGTTTCATCAGGTGCGATTGGTACAGGTTCGGCTAACATCACAAGCACGGGCACCGTTCAGGGCGGCCAGTTTACTCTAGACAACTCATCTAACGACTGGACGTTTACTGTTTCGTCAAACAAGTTGATTATCAGCTACTCCGGCACTGCAAAGATGGAGCTTGATACAAGCGGAAACTTAAAGGTAACCGGAAACGTGACAGCATATGGATCTATCTAATGAGCGCATTGCCAAGTTCTGGAGCTATATCTCTTAATGATATCCGCGCTGAATTTGTAGGCGGTAATAGCTCTATTGATTTGCAAAGTCTGTATAAAGGCTCCGCCGGGGGCAATGCCATTGTTCGATCAAAAGCCTCTAACAACAGTGGCACAGATTTAGCACCAAACATCCCTGCTTCGGGCGCAATTACCCTTAGTAACTTTTACGGTTCTGAACGTGCGTTTGCGTATGTTTATTCTTCTAGTCAGACGGATCAAAGTGCGGCCACAGTGTTTGGCGACGATTATGCGGGAAACTACAAAAAGCGTGTCACCGTCAACAACGGTGTTACGCTCAGTGTGAGCGCAGTGCTTGATTCAGCATTAGACTACCCATCTAACGGCGGTGGTGACTTGGAGCTTATCAACAACGGCACCATTAATGCGGTTGGGTCAAAGGGCGTGGACAACAACACCTCTACAACTATTGTTGTGACTGGAAACGGCACATTTACCGCAGGCACTCGTGCAGAGTTTGTTTCTGCTTTGCAAAGCGATGGGTCAGTTCAGATAAACTACCTTGGAGGATTTGGCGGGGCATCCGGCAGCGACATTCATCATTCTGATTACGGAGGTAGTGGGTTTAATTCAAAGTTAACTCGTAGCGGCAACACCTTTACGTTGTCATGGACATATAACGAAATGGACTATTCCAATGCGGGTGCGGGTAGTTTAGATATTTCCTCTATGTTCCCTCTTTCTGGCAGCAGCTTTGATTACACGAACACAAGTTCTTTAGATCAAAACAGTCAAGTCGGTGCATATAGCAGAGACGTTAGAGATATTGGCATCGGTAAAAAAGTGGTTAGTGGGACCATGTATTATTGGTTTGGGTCCAATAACAAGCCCACTAATATGGATGTGGCTAATAACAGGTACATTCAACCCGGTCATACTCAGACCACATTGACCACCAGTAACAGTCAAAGAAGTTCTGTTCTGCAAGATGCTAACGGGACTCGTCGCGAGGGAAACTTCGATACTTCTGGTTTTTCAGGGACCGATAACTAATGCCGCTTAGAAAGTTACAATTTAAGCCCGGTGTAAACCAAGAGATCACCTCGTACTCCAACGAAGGTGGTTGGCGTGATTGTGATAAGATCAGGTTTCGCTTTGGCTATCCTGAAAAGATAGGCGGGTGGGAAAAATATAGTTCTTCTACATATCTTGGCTCTGCTCGTGCGCTGCACAACTGGATCGCGCTTGACGGTTCTAATTACTTGGGCGTTGGCACTCACCTTAAATATTACATTGAAGAAGGTCAGGCGTTTTCAGACATCACCCCTATTCGCTCTACTACAGGGGCAGGTGACGCGACGTTTGCTGCGACCAACGGCAGCGCCGTCATCACTGTAACTGATAGCTCTCATGGCGCAGTCGAGAATGACTTTGTTACTTTTTCAAGCGCAGCATCTCTGGGGGGCAACATCACCGCTGCGGTTCTTAATGTTGAACATCAGATCACGCAAATCGTAGATGCGAACACCTATAAAATTACGGCAAGTGCCACTGCAAGTGGATCAGATTCTGGTAACGGCGGCAGCAACACCGTTGCAGCGTATCAGATAAATGTGGGTCTTGATTCTGTCGTCGGCGGCACCGGTTGGGGTGCAGGGACGTGGGGTCGAGGCGCGTGGGGTTCTGCGGAGCCTAACGGTTTGACAACGACAACTGAAATCAGGCTTTGGTCGCACGATAACTTTGGCGAAGACCTACTGATTAACGCCAGAGACAGTAATATTTTTTACTGGGACAGAACAAACAACCTCTCCACACGAGCGATTGAACTGTCCACTATTTCTGGAACAAAACGAAGTGTGCCTACGATTGCAAAACAGATCTTGGTATCTGATCAAGACCGTCATGTGATTGCCTTTGGTTGTGACGGGCTGAACTCAAGCAATACCGCAGCGCAAGGAAACGGCACACAAGACCCATTGTTGATCCGCTTTTCGTCCCAAGAAGACCCGATAGATTGGTATCCTACAGCCACAAACACCGCCGGTGACATACGTCTTGGTGCCGGTTCTACCTTTGTACAGGCTGTTGAAACAAAGCGAGAAATACTTGTCTGGACAGATACCGCGCTAAATTCTATGCGATTTATCGGCCCGCCGTTTACTTTTGGCCTGCAACAGCTTGCATCCAACATTACGATCATGGGTCCAAATGCAGCGGTAGCTACTGAAGACGTTGTCTTCTGGATGGGTATCGACAATTTCTACGTTTATGCCGGTCAGACGCAACAGTTGCCATGCACCGTAAAGAACAAAGTGTTCCTAGACTTTAACTTTAGTCAGACAGCTAAAGTTGTAGCGGGCGTCAACTCTGAGTTTTCTGAGGTATTTTGGTTCTACCCATCGGCGGCAAGCAATGATAATGACCGGTATGTTGTGTATAATTACGGTGAAAAAGTCTGGTACTTTGGCACTATGTCTAGAAGTGCTTGGCTTGACCGTGGGGTGCGGCAGTATCCAATCGCTGCGGAATCCTCTTATTTGTATAACCATGAGTTAGGATATGATGACGATGGTTCAGCGATGAACTCTTTCATTGAGTCCGCTGCAATTGATATCGAAGACGGGGACCGTTTTGTTTACATAAACAAGGTGATACCTGACCTGACATTTACCGGGTCAACAAACTTGAGTAGCCCGCAAGCCACGTTTACTGTCAAAGCCAGAAACTTCCCCGGCGCTAGTTTTGATAATACGGCGGCATCTGCGGCTATACGAACATCTGAATCTCCGGTAGAAAAGTTTACAGAGCAGTTATATTTGCGGGCGCGAGGCAGATCTTTTGCAATGCGTATCGAATCAGAGGCACTAGGTGCTAAGTGGAAACTGGGTAGCCCGCGTGTTGATATGCGGCCTGATGGGAGACGATAATGTCATCAAATCAGATTGCACCACCGCGATTACCGGAAGCTCCTTTTGAGTATAGCCCGCAATACATGGCTGATTTGTTGCGGGCTTTAGAGTTATTTATCGCGCAAGAAAGAAATCCGGGCGAGCTTCGCGGAACACGGATCACGCTTACTGAATTGCCTACCAGCGCGACTGGTTTAGAGGTTGGTGCGTTATTTAATGACAGCGGTACAGTGAAGATCGTGACATAAGCGCGTTTTTGCGTATACTTGTAGTAGCTAATAAGAGTTGACCCATGGGCTTATTTGACAAAATCGGGGATGTTTTTGAGGACGTAAAGGACGCTGTCGTAGACGCGGCTCCTGTTTTACTGCCTATAGCCCTATCTTATTTTGCTCCCGGCATGAGTTTGGTGGGCAGGCAAGCTCTTGGTGCAGGTATCGGCACATTGTTGAAGGGCGGCAAACCAGAAGATGCTCTTAAGTCAGCGGCTATCGGCGGCGCTCTTGGTGCGGTACAAGGCGGTATTGGCGGGTTGATGCAGGATGGCGGTGGCTTTACCGAAGGGATGAAACGTTCTTTCCAAGGAACACAAGACACTGGTATTTTTGGTCGTCCTCTTCGTGACTCCGCTGCAGGTGGAGACAGGACTTTAAGAGAGAGCTTCTTGGGCAGAAATCCATTAGCTAACCAGCCCGCCGCCAATCCGGCAGAAGCTACAATGAATCTTAATTCTTCGACAGAGTTGTTAAACAAATTGGGCAACCCCGCTCCTTCATTGGGCGACAAACCCGGAAGTTTCTTTGCAAACCCTTTTGAGAGCGGGCCAACCACAGACACTATACTGAACTCAAGCGAGTTTGCTTCTTTAACAGAGCAGGGCATAAGCCCTGACAAAGCACTTTCACTCTTAAAAGAAGAATACACCCCGTCAGCGTTTTCTCGCTTTGGCGTTCCCGCTCTGGGGCTTGCATCCCTCGCAGCTTTCTCTGGCGACGAAGAAGAAGAAGAAGAGTACATGGAGACAGGGGCCGACCTGTATTACGCTGACCCTGACCGGTACAATATCAATTTGTATCAAGACGGCGGCGCTGTACCAAACAATTACAAAGGCTTTTCAAAGCTGCCCGAAGCTGTTCAGGAGAAAATTGACCCCTCTCTTGCTGCAAAATACAAGGCCGGTGGTGAAGCTTACCCACGCCGTACCGGCGGCATTGGCCCCGGAATAGGTTCTGGAACAAAGGATGATGTTCCCGCGCTTCTTATGGATGGAGAGTTTGTGATGACACGTGACGCAGTTAAAGGTGCAGGCGGCGGCAGTGTCAAGAAAGGCATTGATCGAATGTATGATGTAATGCGTGACCTAGAAAACAAGGCGACAGCATAATGGCTACTCAAACTCAAATAGTCCGCGAAGCTCCTGAAGTAGAAGCTCTTAAACTAGGGCTCATGGAATCGGCAAAAACACTTGCCGACACTCCAATTGACATACCCGGCTATGACGTAGAGGGGCTTACAGAACTTCAAAAAGCTGCACTTCGACGTGCGGGGGGCATGTATGACCCTACCGCCGACATTGACGCGGCCCGGTTGGGTTTAACTGGTGCGGGTCAACAGCTTACTGATGCACAGAATTTGATTCTGCAGTCTCTTGGACGCGACGGCGGTGCCGGTATTCGCGGTGCTATGGATCCGTATGTCAACGAGGTCATCGACCAAGCGCAGCAAGATATCTTTGAACAAGCTCAAATGCAGGGCAACCGGGCAACTGCAGAAGGCATTGCTGCCGCGGGTGACGCGGCATTTGGTTCTCGCGGTGAAATCCAGCAAGGTATGATTGATCGGGACGCCATCAGAGAAGCTGGGCGCATTGGCTCTCAGCTTCGCAGTGCCGCTTTTACAGATGCTGCAAATCGTCTTGGCTCTGCCGCCGGTGGTATTGCCAGCCTTGCCGGGCAAGGCGCAGGGTTTGCAGGACAAGGAGCCGGGCTGGCACAACTTCAGCAAGGTCTTGAGCAGCAGGGTGTTGGATTTGGCTTTGATGTCGGGGCACGGGAACAGGCGCAGGGTCAGGCAGAGATTGATGCGTTACGTGCGGGCAATCTGGAAAATCTGTACGAGCCATATAAGAGATTAGGTTTTGTATCTGATATATATCAGGGCGCTCCTTCTACGCAGATGACCACCGTCACAGGAGCCGCGGGCGGCAACACGGCATCACCGTTTGAGAAACTGTTTGGTTACGGAACCGCGGCATTGTCTGGCGCGGCGGGCATACAAAGCCTGTTTGGATAGGACTGATTAGCATGGCTGTTTACGATAGAAACATGTTCCGCGGATCACGGCCCACGGCTCGTGGTAATTCGCCAAAAGCCGCCACTCAGGCGGTTTCTTCTATGGCGAACATGTCACAAAGTGTTGCTGGCCCTATGATCCAAGAGGGCATTGCCGGTGTTATGAAGGACATGACGGCGGGCGTAAAAGCGGCTGAAGATTATCGTGGGGCCATGAATGCATTCCGGGGGGATGATAAGTCCGTAGAGCAGCGTCGTGAAGAGCTTGGCGGCATTGTAGGCATGAAGGATGCCAAGAAGACGCCGGAGTCTGTGCTGACTTTGGTACAGCCTGTTATGGAAATGCGTGAGATGGGTCAGGTTGATCAGGGCATTGGTCAGGTGGCACAAAAGGCCATGGACACGCCGGTAGAAGGCAAGATGGCGCAAGGCATCATGCAGCCTGTGCGTATGCAGTCTGGCGGTCAGGCAAGCTTGGCAGAGCTTTACAAGCAAAACCTGCCTATGATTCAAGAGATTTACGGCGACGACACTGACGAGCTTCGCAAGCGGGCGACGGGTCAGTTCTTGTTGGGCACCGCGGCACCACTTGGTTTGGCGATTGCTCAAGGCATGCCTATTGAGGAAGCTTTGATGCGCGGCTTGCCAGAGCTTGGCAAAGCTGGCGCAAGCGTGGACGCAGCGAAGCGCAAGACACGGGACGCACAGCGTCAGGCTGCACTGAACATGGCGTCAACTCAGTTTGCCGAACAAAATAAATTAACGGAACGCGATCCAACAAAGGATCTTTATCGCGGGCCCACTCTTGTTAGAAAAGGCGTTCCAAAAGCTCCGGTTTTCACGCCCACCTCTCTTTATAAAGTGACTGATGGTGGCTACGAGTCAACTTATGTAACCACTTTGGAACAGGCTCAAACTGCAGCGGGGCAAGGCTTTACAGAAAGTAGCCGACCACCGGGCCAAGAAGTAGGAAAGCCGACGTTTTATTTTGATAAATCAATAGATGGCCTAAGACTTTATACAGACAAAGAAGTAGATGCCCTGCCGGAAGACCAGAAAAATAATTTGGGTCCGGTGCCGTCTGAACCGAAGTTCGGTAAAGATATATTTATTGTGGATCTTGATGCTCCACGTGGATTCCGGTCAATGACTATTCAGCCCGGAGATGAGGTGCCTGAAGGTTATGGTTTCACTCAACCTGACATAAAGTTTGGCGAATATTTTGATAGCGTCAAAAAAGTTGTTGTGAGCATACCAGATGCAAAAGCTCGTCAAAATACTACCCGATACACAAAACCGGGCCCGGACACGCTTATGGACGTTTTTGATTTAGAAACCGGTAACAAAATAAAATTACCGTTTAGTGAATACGATAATGATCGTAGTAAATATTCTATAGACGATCCGAACGCTACCGACACTGTTTACTTCAGTCAGGCAACCACCGTTAAGGTAAACGGGGCGGACACAGTATTCCCGGCGGGGACTCCGGCTGATTTCAAATTAAGCACGATTGCGGGGTTCCCAGAAGGTAGCTATACCACTACTGCGCCACCTGCCAAAAAAGACGAAAAATATGTAAGTAATTTAACGCCGATTGAAGACATTGTTCTTAACGGTGAAACACTGCCTGCTGGGCAAATGATCGCAAAAGTACCACAAGCCTTTTACGATAAAAATAGAAGCAAGTTTCGTACATCCGAAGATGTCGCGGCACAAAGAGCCGACGACAAAGATGCTAAGAAAACAAACAATATGACGTTCTTAGAAGCTGGTACGTATCAATTACCTACAGGCAACACGATTACTGTAGAGGCTGGAGAAAGTAGACCCCTTACTCCTGCCGCGGTAGATGCCATTAATGAACAAAACCCGAATGCCTTTGGCAAAAAACCAGATCCGGTAAAGCCAAACATGATAAATGTCAGATTTTTGCAGTCTGTAAATAAAGATGGTGTTGTAGGAGCAAGGGGTCAAGTTAAGCCAGTTCCGGCGGACTTCGTTAACAACAACATGAGCCTGTTTGAAGCAGTGGATCAAGGCACGGACAAAGCACCAAAACTGACAGAATCTCAAGCACGAACAAACTTGGAAAGCATTGTCCCTCAAATAATGACTGAGGGTTTACCAGATGCTGAGTTTGAAACACTGCGCCGTAGTTTTGAAAATAATCTTGCCGCGCTCATTGATAGGTCGGGCACTGCAAACATTTCTACGACAGTGGAAGGTGGGCAAGTTTCTTTGCCGCCGTCGATTCCAAGTTTTGTGATGGACACTTTAACTGAATTAAATCAGGGCTTAACACTTGAAGAGGCTAGAGCCGCTGGGGTTAAAACGGCCATCAATGATTTCGGGTTGTTGGCAAAGCCGACGGAATCTGCAACACCAACATTTGCAGACATGATTAGTAGCGACTTAAACTTGAGTGAATCTAATCTTGGTGTTTCAGGGAAAATTAAGAGAGGTATAGACGGGGTTTTCGTACCATTACAAAACTTGTTTTTGGGTAGAGCCACTGCGGCTTTTCCTGAATCTAGACAAGCTGTAAAAGATGTAGAGGCAGTAAACACTTATGCCTTGATTATTTATCGCAACGCTTTGCCCGCACAAACCAAGGGTTCTCTAGTAGATGAATTTCAAAAGACTTTACCAAACATTACGGGGATAACAGAGGCAAATCAGCAAAGAGCGGCAGATGCAAAGAAAGTCGCTACCTTTCTCTATAATATGAAGGTTGACGTTATGACAGAAAGAGATAATTTGCCCGCGACCACCCGAAACGAAAAAGAAAGGGCGCGTTTACTTTCATCGTTGTATGAACTAGAAAACTTGGAAGAACAATACATTCGGTTGAGTAACATGCTTGCTGGAAACTTTAACGCCGCGGGCGATCCCGGTTCGACAATAAGCAATACGGACAATTCAATGGATAGTGTTTTTGATCCGGTTAAAGTTGATTAAGGGATACAGTTATGGAAACATTTGAAGGTGTAACCAAAGCAGATCAACTTTATGATTTGAACTTTGATGCTTTGAGGCAGAATGGCCTTTCTACGCCAGACATCAACGAAGCTTTGGTTCGTTTCAAAACATATGACGACGCCACAAACGCGGGAATAACGGACCCAAGTGAATTAAATACACGCATAAATCAGGCAGTGTCTAATTTTAATGAAGGGATAGCTGCGGGCAATTATAGCCACGATCAATTTCTATATCGTTATTCAAATGTTGCGCCGAAAGCCGCCCCAATAACGCGGTTTACGCAGTTTGCTTTACAAGGTGCTACCGAAGCCGCTTTTCAAATAGGAACTGGCATAGCCGGGGCTAAAACCGCCAGCAAATTGCCTCTTCCCCCGCAAGTAAAGCCTGCGGCGGCGGGGGTTGGTTTTGTAGGTGGAATGCTGTTAGGAGACATTCCTGCACAAAAAGCCGTAGAAACCGGGCAATCTTTAGGCATCTTTGAAGGCAGACCGTTGTTTCCTGAAAACAACGTTTTTGCAGAGATGGGTAAGGTAGCGGGATATGATGCTCTTGTTGTTGCCGCATCTCCTTACCTTTTGCCACGAAAAGCATACAATACTTTTTCCGGGTATTTTATTTCTCAAAATCTTTTGAAAAAATCAGGCCCCTTGGCGTCAATAGCTCGCGCTCCGTATAGAACATCTAGGGCTCTTGAAACAGGTCTAGAAAAAGCTGGGGCGGCGGCTAGAGGAGAATTGGGAAAAAGCACTCGTGCGGGTTTTTTTGCAGGGGAAACAGCAGCAACTCTTGCGGCTACTAGTGGAGCAGGTATTGCAGAAGCCTATGATCCCGGTGACGCATCCACTAGCGCCGGATTTCAGATCGCTGGGGGTGTAGCGTCAGCGTTGACACCCACAAGTCTACTAATAAAATTTATGCCTAAAATAATAAGTGGCGCTCAGAAAGTTACCGGAAGAGAAGCTCAAGAAGGTCGCGTAGCAAATAGAATAGCTAGATTAATTCAAGCACGAGCGCCCGGAGAATCTGTAGAGAGCATTCTACAGTCTTTAGAAAAAAATCCCGAACAGCTTAGTGCTTTGGCGAAAGAGTTGCTTGGTGATGAGAGCTTAGTCCCAGAGTTAACCCCGGCTCAAATTTCGGGCTCTCCGTTTTTAGCTCGACTGCAACAAGACACGGAAAAAGTCGCAACGCAAACCAACGCTTTCTCTCTCTTGGATAAGGCTCTGCAAGAAAGAAACAAAGAGGGGTACGATTTTGCAATACGATTAATTGAGGCACTTGAGGCTAGTGGTGACCCTTCAGATTTTAAGTTAGCGACAGAAATACGAATAGCGACAGATGCTTCGTTGTTAGAGCAACAGTTTCTGTTAGCAAATGCAAAAGCAGTTGCCGCGGCGGATACTTTAAACATATCTGAAAATGCAAGACCGGAAGTAATTTCTAGGAACCTATATAAGAATTTAAGACAGTTGAATGCAAATGCTAAAGCACAAGAAACTGCCTTATATGATGAAGTTGACGGCACCATTGCAATAGACGATATACGCTACATTCAAGGTGCTATTGATAACATCAGAGAGTCTTATGTTCTACGCAGCGGGACTTTGCCGCCCGCGGTGGAGAATGAACTACGTTCGTTTGAGCGGGCCTTGGGGCTTCAAATAGTTGAGGTAAGTGAACCGACGTCGCTTACTCGCGCAAAGAAAGCCTTGCAAGATATCCCACGCGGAGATGTTGCAGAGTATGATGCTTTTGTTAATAGGTTTTTCATTAAAGATGAGGGTAGTGCCGGAGGTTTAAGACCTAATACAGAGGCTTTGCGGATATATGCTCCTGATGTAGATGTCAGTGATCTTGGTAAAGGTCAGACCCCAGACGACATAATTTTAGAAATTATGGCGGACAGACGTCGCCGTAACTTGCCCGACAGCAGATTTAAACGTTTTGAGCGTATCAACAAAGCTAAAAGTAATCTTGTTCAAGAAGAAGCTTCTTACGCAAGCGTTGAAAAAACAGCTTTGCAAGACGTACAAGAACCTGAACTTGTCTTTAATGACTTAAAAAAGTTTCGGTCTTTTCTTCTTAATGAAGCGGCAAATGCATATGGTGGGGACAACCCTAATAAGGCTTTAGCTGCTGCGCTTGGAGAACTTGCTGACGCTGTTGGCAGCGATATGGACAATAACATTGCCGCCGCGGGCGGTAGCGCAGCCTATGAACGCGCAAAAGCTTTTTCTCTCGCACGGAATCAATCCATTGTTCGCACGTTTGCGGGGGCAACAGAACTTAAATTACCCAACCGCGGTAGGATGATTCACCCGGACCTTTTGATTGAAGAGGTTTTGCAAGGTGGATCTGGGCCTACAGCTTTGCGTATTGCAGAAATGTTGGACGCCGCTTCTACGGTGAAAAATTTAATTGAAGAGTTGGACGTTCCAGAAGATGTAGTTGTGCCTCGTGGCGGAATTTCGGATCAACCTAGAACTACCGGTCAAACAATCGGCGGCGAGCCAGAGGTAATTGATCTTGCCCCCGTGCCCATTCAAGACATCGAAAGTTCTTTAGAACAGGTTTTTCGTTACGCCGCACGTAAGATTTTAAGGCGTGATGAAAACGGTGACTTGAAGGTTGATCCGACTAAAGCAAAAGATTTTCTTGAAGATGGAGCTAACCAGCGTCTTTTTGAGATGTTCCCACAAGTGCGCGACATGATTACCACAGGTGATCAGTTAACTGTTGCAGCAAAACTTGCTGAAACAGAGGCCGGTAAAGCTGCGCTTGATAAGCGGTTACAAGAAACAGACGCAATTGCAAATGTCATAAATTATGACAGCCCGTCTATCGCGATTGCGGAAGCCATAGAGGGCAAAAAACCATACACAGAATTAGAGAATCTTGTGAAGCTCGTTTCTAGCGCAGCGAGCGACAAAGAGCTTTTAGCCTCACTTGGAGAAGGTATTACGGGCTCTGATGTAACAAACGGCTTCAAATCCGCAATAATTAAAGCAATGTGGGTGAGAAATGGCGGCACTTCCGCAAGCCCTAACTTCGCTCAAATGAAAGAATACATTTTCGGCCCTCTTGAAGCAGCCCCACCAAAGTCCGCGTTTAAAAGACCCGCGGGAGCGGGAAAGCCCGGAAGATTTACATCACTTGCAGATATTTTGAAGGATCAAGGTATTTTTACTCAAGCTGAGTTAGATCGCCTTGAATATATAATCGACGCCGGAAGAAACATTCAGGTAGCAGAAGCTGGCGGCAAAAACGCTGGGAAGCTTGTTAAAGAAACAGACGATATTTTGTCTGCTATGGTTCGCTGGCTTGGTGCGGGTGCTGCAGGCAGAGCGGGTGAAATGGTTCCACTTGTTCGCCCACAAGGTTTGGTGGAAGCGGGGCTTGGTGCCAAATTAGCAGGAAAACTATTTGAAAGAGTCCCCGCAAAATTTCAAATAGCGTTGCTAGAAAAAGCAGTATACGACGCCCCAACCATGGTGGCTCTTCTGCAGAAAGCAGACACACCAGAAGCAGCGAAAAAAGCGATTGCCAGAATGCGAGGCTTTTTAATTAACGCTGGTCTTACGCTTGCAGAAGACGATATTCCAGAAGATGTAGAAACCTATTTTGAAGATCGTCGTTTTCGAGAGCCAATTAAAGCACGTGACCCTTCTATTCCGTCTACTCCAGATCAACCCTTTGGCTTTGATCTAAGCATGGCACCCGCTCCTCCCGCGGTGCCTATGCCTGCGCCGCAGACAACATCTGCCTCACCAGTCTCGTTGGCGCAGGCACCTCCTCAACCTGACACACGCCGTCGTATGGCCGCAGCCTTTCCCGGCGATGGGATCATGGGCTTAATGGGAACTGGATAATGGAAGCTAACTTTTTTAAAAGCCTTGAGATGGTATTGAAGCATGAGGGCGGTTTTGTAGATCACCCTAAAGATCCCGGCGGTGCTACCAACAAAGGCATCACGCACCGTACTTACTCAGAGTTTCTTGGTCGCCCGCTAGAAGACGTGGATGAGTTAAAAAACATCTCAGACGATCATGTCGAGCTTATTTACAAGCAGGGATACTGGGACAAAGTAAAAGGCGACGAACTGCCCGGCGGTGTAGACTTCAGCACCTTTGATTGGGCCGTGAACTCTGGGCCCGGACGCGCAGCTAAATATCTGCAAAGTATTGTCGAGGCCACACCAGACGGGGCCATCGGGCCACGGACCTTGGAACAAGTCGCTCAGTTTGAGCCTGAGTACATAATTAAAGCGATGGCAGAAGACCGTGAAGGTTACTATCGCTCTTTAAAAACTTTTGATACTTTTGGTAAAGGTTGGCTGCGGCGCAACAATGAAACGTTGGAAGCTTCGCTAAAAATGGGGAACGTGTAATGGCAAGTCCAAATGAGATGCGGTTAGCGGATATAGCTGCTCGCGGCGGTCAAGAACAATACGAATTTGATAAATTCAAAGCCATGACTGGTCGTTCGGATAAAAATCCGTATGGCGATGCCGGTATGTTTGGAAGAAACGCCGATTATAGAGGCGACCCTCTTAGCACCAACAATCGTGGCATGACGCAGAAGTCAATCGATAATATTAACCGACTAGCCTATGAACAATTTTTAGGTTTACAAAGCGGGGAAGGCTACCAAGGTAGTGGAATGACTTCCCCAAAACAGGGGTATGCTCCAGCTTTAAAAATCGGTGAATATGTGCCCGGCGGGACAGTGCAACGTGCTACGCCAAGAGGCACCGGCCTTGGTTCGTTTTTTAAAGACGGCGGTTTTCTAGGCGCGTTTTTATCTGACATCGGTGGTAAAGCACCTCGTAGGTTTGCTCCCAATCCCCCCGCGGCCCCTTATTCGCCAGATGGTGATGCTTTAGGTGCGGTCATGTATAACAGTGTTCCAAATCCGGCGGCAGTAAGTGCTGCACGGCAAGCACCGCAGCCTTACAATGCGGCAGAGATGCTGCAAAACAACATGCCCATAGCAAACCCTATAAGAGAAATCGGCGGCAGCATCGGCGACAACGTATCCCCAATGGAAGCAATTGCCAACCCCGGTGGTCAGGCGTTTCCAGATCCTGCCGCAGACATGGTAGACATGACACTGCCAACCCCGCGCCCAACAAACGTGTCCGATTTGTTGGATTTACGAAACAGAGCCCAACAGACAACAGATTTGGTAGACAGTGCGTTAAGTAATGTGGGGCAAACTCTCGACAGAGATTATTCTCCTTCTCCTGACGCCGTTACGAGAGAGAACATAATGGACGCGATTCTGGCTAATCAAGTGCGAGACAGAAATGCTCAAAACATTCAAAACCTTGTCGGCCAAGCAGCTAACCCTAGACTCGCCGAACAACAAGAATTGGCAAATTTCAACACAATGATGGACGTGCATGAACTAGCTCGTCAATCTGAACAGCGGAAGAATATTGAAGGAATAAGAGAGGCTCAAAGACTGTTAGGAATCAATAACCCGCTGGGTGACCCAATAGCTTCGGTCCCCGAAGCCGCTGATCAAATAGATGATTTTGACATGCTCACTTTGGGCTCAACATCATTACCAACCACTGCTCCCTCATCCGTCATAGAGGGTGCTATGGACGCCATTCCATATCTCTATGGCTATGGGCCGTCGTACAGCGGGATGTTCGACAGAGCTTCCACGTCGGCGCGAACAACCGCTCCGACAACGACGGTGACCCCGACGTCTGTGTCTAGAGAGGCGACTATAGGTGACGAAAGAGCCCGGTTGATGGGTGAAAATAGAAGAGTTCAGGAGATAGAAAACCAGCTTGTCGCTCAAGGCGTAGACCGCGCCGAAGCACGAATGAGAGCGAATAGAGCGGTGTACGCATTTGGAGATGCTACCCCACGTACATCTATGGCGATAGGTCGGGGCGCTGATCCAATGGCAGCGGCTTTTGAGGCCGGTCTTCCGCCGTTAAAATAACCAAGTCACAGACCCTGCACTGGGTCTGTCCCTTTTTCCAAAAAGCTTGGCACTTAGGGCACAACCCATTTTTTTCTCGTTGAGCCATGACGCCGTCGCCAACAACTATTGGAACCATTCTCGCAACTCCTCGCCCAAAACCGTACTTGCAATGTTTTGCTTGTTTTGCAACGCGGTCAATATCTTTTCATCGATTGTCCGCGGCGACACCAGATCAATGTAAGTGACATTGTTTTTCTGCCCAATGCGGTGCGCCCGGTCTTCAGACTGCACACGAATCTCCAGATCGTAGTTGTTTGAGTAATAAATGACTGTGCTAGCCTCTGTCAGCGTGATCCCCATACCGCCGGTGCGACTGTTGCCCACAAAGAAGCGCATAGGAGAGTCGGGGTTTTGAAACTCTTCCACGATGCGCTGACGCTCATCTTGAGCGGTAGCGCCGTAGAACGCACCAAAGCTGTCAGGCCCGTATTCTTTCGACAAAACTTCACAGATCTTTTCAATGTCGTGAACATATGTGGCCCATATGATGGCTTTGCCGTCTATTTCTTCACAGACGTTCAACAACTCCTGCACACGGTTCGACGAAAGTTCACGTGTGCGCTCATCATCGTCACGCACGAAGCCGCAACAGATTTGCTGCAGGCGCATGATCTGCGTCAGAACGTTGTTGGTAGACACCAGCGAGCCATCCTGTAGCTGCGCCAAGGCCAGCTTGCTCATCTGACGGTACAGGTTTTTCTGTTCGCTGGTCAGTTCCACTTCCCGGCGGATGTAAACCTTTTCTGGCAGATCAAGGCATTCTTTCTTCAGTACCCGCGAGCTAAAGTCGTCAAGCTTCAAATTAAGCTCGTCCAGACGCTGGAAGCCCACGATCTGTTGGAAAGACCGGTGGCCCATAGAACGCCGCTGTACGACGGCGTAGCGGCCTTGAAAGGCATAATAGTTAGGGTAGCCTAAGTAGTTGTCGCCCAGAAACAGGCACTGCGAGAACAAATCCATCGGCGACTTTGTCACCGGCGAGCCAGTCAGCAGACGCTTGTAAGTGAAAAACTTACCCGCCGCGACGATAGCTTTGGTTCGATTGGCCTTACGGTTTTTGATGGCTGTCGATTCGTCCACCACCATCATGCCCTTCTCACCAAACTTCTTAGCAAACCACGCCGCTGTCTCCGCACCCTTGGGCGTAGAGAACGCCTCAACGTTCATTACAAATATCTTCAGCTTGTCTGAATTGATGAACGCTTGAAATTCATCCCGGTACTTTTGCGTGATGTTCGGTTGCCATGCACATACAGAATGCTCAATCCTATCAGGCAGATGCGTCGGTATTTCTTTTCGCACCCAATTATGGAAAACACCTTTCGGAGCGACGATCAGCACTGTGTTGATCTCGCCAACCTCTTGCAATAATGCAATCGTATCGACTACGATTTTGGACTTGCCTGTACCCATCTCCATAAATAAAGCATAACATTCCCTGTGCCACGAATCACGGAACACGGACCTTTGGTGGTCGTAAGGCTCTGTTTTAAATACGTATTTGTCAAATTTACGGCGCATTTGTTTTCTCCTTGACTGTGAGAATATATATCATTATATAGGATACCTCAAGTGCTTAAACAGCACTCAATCACGAAAGGAGACGAGTATGAGTGATCTTTCATCACTTATGGAAGCGGACACCCAGTCCAAACAAGCTTCCCCACTGGGTCAATTTGACGACGGCAACCTGAAAGGGGTTGCTAAATTGGCCGCAGATATCGCCAGCCGCGAAACAGAACTTGCTGAACTTGAAGAAAAGGTCAAGGCCAAGAAGAAGGATCTTCTGCGTCTGACTGATGAAGAGTTGCCCAGCATGTTGGCGGAAATGGGTGTGTCGTCTTTCAAGCTTTCCGACGGCTCGCAAGTAGAAATTAAAAAGACCTACGGTGCGAGCATACCGGTGGCAAGCAGGGAAGAGGCGTTCTCATGGTTAAGGCAGAACGGTCATGGAGACATGGTCAAGAATATCGTGTCGGTAGACTTCAAAATGGGGGAAGACTCCATGGCAGCGGAGTTCGCCGACTTAGCAAAGTCAAAGGGCCTGCACCCCGATCAAAAAGAGTCGGTTCATCCGTCAACCTTACGTTCGTTCGTAAAGGACGAAGTGGAAGCGGGGCGTCCGCTGCCAATGGAAATGTTCGGCGCATGGGTAGGTCAACGTGCTGTTATCAAAGGAGCGAAGTAATGGCGAAAAATGAAGTTGTGAAGAAAGAAGAGTCCGCCGTTGCTGCGTTCGATGTTTCAATGTTTGAAGCAGATGCACATGGCGGATTGGGCAAAGTCGATCAGGAAGATATGGCGCTGCCGTTCCTGAAGATCGTATCTGGCCTTGATCCAATCCTTGATGAGCGTGAAGACGTCCGCAAGGGTGACATTCTCAATACCGTTACGGGTGAGGTGTTCAAAGGCAAAGACGGCATCAAGGTGATCCCGTGCGCTTACCAGCGTAAGTATATCCAGTGGAGCCCACGAGGTTCTGGTTCTGGAGCGCCGGTGGCAATTTACGACCCAAGCGACGACATGCCCGAAACAGAGCGTGATCCTAACGATAACAAAGAATATCTGAAGGACGGCTCTGGCGATTACATCGAACAGACGTCGCAGTGGTATGTCAAAGTGCTGTCAGACAACGGCGCTACCAATGCCCTTATTGCTATGAAATCTACGCAGCTTAAAAAGTCGCGTAAATGGATGAGCATGATCCTGTCTCGCGAAATGCAGGGGCAGAATGGGGCATTTGTTCCGCCGATGTATAGCCACATCTACTTGCTGAAGACTATTCAGGAAGAAAATAGCAAAGGAAGTTGGCATGGTTGGGAGATGAGCCTTGAAGGGCCCATCACGACGCGGGGGCAGTATGACTCCGCAAAAACTTTCAACCAGTCAATTGAAAAGGGCGAGGTAAAGGTCAAGCACACTCAAGAAGGTGCTGACGCCGGTGATAAAACCGGAGACGATATCCCGTTCTAAGCCTTCGGGGTGGCAGAAGCACGGTCTGCCGCCCCGATCCTTTTGGAGCTATTATGTCTGCAGAACAATTTTCACAGATTTTTGTCGGGTTGGAAGCTGCCTACGGCACTTACGAAATCCAACGCGAACAAAACAACGGCAAGCAAGCCGGTAAAGCCAGCGTGATCAAAAGCCCGCGGACCATGGATTTATGGGAAGGGCATTTGAGCGGCGCAGGCGTTGCGTTGGGCATCATTCCCATTAATGAAGATAACATGTGTAAGTGGGGCTGCATTGATATTGATCAGTATGCAGGTTTCAACCACGTCGAATTGATAAACAAGATACGAGAGCGCGAACTGCCACTCGTTGTGGCACGGTCAAAGTCCGGGGGCGCACATGTGTTCCTGTTCACATCAGATTGGATTGCCGCAAAGCTAATGCAGGACACGCTGTCCACTATCTCCGCCGGTTTGGGCTACGCAGGTTGCGAGATATTTCCAAAACAAATTCGCCTGCATCTTGAGCGCGGCGACGTGGGCAACTTTTTAAACCTGCCGTATTACAATGCAGAAGAAGGATTGCGGTATGCCTTCAAGGACGATGGCTCTGCAGCCACGCTTGAAGAGTTCTTTGAGTTGCATACACGGTTCGTGCAGACGGCGGAGCAAGTCACTGGTCTTTCCGTAGAAAGCACGAGTGAAGTTTCACCAATAATGGAAGGCCCCCCCTGTCTGCAGCACCTTTGTACACAGGGATTTCCTGAAGGTACACGAAATAATGGCCTGTTTAATATTGGTGTGTACTTACGCAAGTTCTCTCCCGACACATGGGAAGACGAACTGATGCGCTACAACATGGAGCATTTTGAGCCGCCGCTGCCGCTGGCAGAAGTAAACGTTATCGCTAGGCAGCTTCAGAGACGCGACTACGCCTACAAGTGCAACGATGCACCTATCAATGACCACTGTGACCGTGAGCGGTGCCTGACGCGCCGTTACGGGGTGGGCAACGTAGGCACTGCAGCCACAGTTGCAAACCTTCGCAAGTATAATTCCAAGCCCCCCATATGGTTTATGGATGTCAACGGGGAGCCTTTGGAGTTGGACACTGACGCTTTGCAAAACCAAGGTAGTTTTCAAAAGTCCTGCATCGAACAGCTTAACGTCATGCCGCCGACAGTCAGTAAGCCTGTGTGGGAAAACCGTGTGGCAGCACTGCTGCGGGACATGACAGAGACAGAGGGCGGCGTGATTGAGGCCAGCACTGACGCATCTATCGACGGCGCATTCTACGAGTATCTTGAGGATTTCTGCCGCAACATGCAGACCGCCGCTGACAAGGAAGAGATACTGCTCCGCCGCCCATGGACAGATGAAGAAAATGATCTGACATATTTCCGGCTCAAAGATTTTGAAAGCTATCTCAAGCGCCAACGGTTCTTTGAATTTAAAACACACCGCATTGCCCAGCGTCTACGCGACATCAACGGCGAATCCACGGTGCTACGCATCAAAGGCCGCGTCGTGCGCGTATGGCAAATTCCTGCGTTTGAAGAAGGAGTATCCGACATCACCACGCCAGATTACGGCGTCAACGAACAGGATATCCCCTTCTAATGTTTGTTATCTATGGCCCGCCGGGCACAGGCAAAACAACCACGCTGCTGAACATGGTTGAAAAAGCGATTGCCAACGGCACTGCGCCAAGCTCTATCGCTTTTCTGGCGTTTACGCGCAAAGCTGCGCGAGAGGCGCGAGAGCGGGCGGCACGTCAGTTCAAACTGGATCTTGAGAAAGACCTGAATTTTTTCAGGACGCTGCACAGCTTCTGCTACCACCTGTCGGATATCAATCAAAACAACTTGATGGGTAATGAGCATCTTAAAGAGTTCGGCCAAAGCGTTGGTTTCAACCTTATGGCAAAAGGCAGCGATGACTACGACGACGACATAGGATCCAATTCCCGCGACAACCCTATGATGCAGTTGATTCAGTTGGCCCGGCTCAAGAAAGAGCGCATAGAAACCACATATAGAGAAAGCGCTGTCGAGGAGCCGCTGACCACGGTCAAGTATATCAACGAGGCATACGCAGCTTTTAAAACAGCTAACAACCTCTACGACTACACCGACATCCTAGAATGGTTCGCGGAACACGGCTCACGGGTATGCCCGCCCTTCAGTATGGTCTTTCTGGATGAGGCGCAAGACTTATCCCCGCTTCAATGGGAAGTGGCACATATCTTGAATGACAATGCAGGCCGCATGTATGCCGCCGGTGACGACGATCAAGCTATCTATCGTTGGGCAGGAGCGAATGTTGAGCATTTCCTTGGTGTAGAAGATGGGTCAGAGGTGTTGTCGCAATCCTACCGGATACCTTCAAAGGTGCATGACGTGGCTACTCGCATCGTCAACCGGATCCAAACCCGCAGACCAAAAAAGTACCGGCCAAAAGACATGACGGGCGTTGTAGACCGTGTGTTCATGCCAGACATGAAGCGATTTGCACAAGATGAGTGGCTAGTCATGGCGCAGTGCAACTACATGTTGAATGACATATGCGAGCAACTGAAGATACACGGCTATTTCTTTGAGAACCGCGGTAGCAAAAGCATTAGCGAGAAGCTGGCGTCGGCGTTGATTGCATGGGAAGCCCTGTGTGGTGGTGGTGAGATCGACGCTATGTCTGCGCGAAACCTCTACTACTACATGAAATCAGGTAGCCGGATTAAACGCGGTTTCAAAGCTCTGTCCACTATCGACGTGCAAAGCACATACAACTTAACGACACTACAAACGGATTTTGGTCTGCTAGCTACCGGCGACATGCCGTGGCAAGAAGCAATGAACAACGTGCCAGAGCATCTGAATACCTACGTGTCCGCCCTGCTCCGCCGCGGGGAGAACCTGAGACACGAACCACGGATCAAGGTATCGACAATACATGGGTCAAAGGGGGGAGAGGCAAACAACGTTGTCCTGTACACAGACATATCCCACGCATCTGACCAAGCAGTTTCATCCAACACGTTAGAAGGAAGACGCATGATGGATGATCTTCACAGGCTTTTTTACGTCGGCGTCACGCGGACAAAAGAAAGCTTGTACATCGTGTCGCCCATGGATGGCTTGCGTAGCTATCAAATATGAGCGAAAAACCAGAAACATGAGGAGTGAAAGCATGTTTAAAAAATTCTTGAAACTGTTCTTCCCCACCTTTGTGGCACCGCCGGAGAGTGAAAAGCCTAAACTAAACCCCCGCAGCTTTACGATGCATTACGACGAAAAAGGTAAATTGGTTGCGGGCGAAAAGCCAGAAAGAGCCAGAGATGACAAAGGTCGTCTGGTGGCGGACAACACCAAAACACCCGCCGTCAATGAGGCTTGGGTAGGCGGTAAGGCCCCAGCTAAAAAGGCCGCTTCAAAGAAAAAAGCTGCCCCGAAGAAAAGGGGACGCCCCACAAAGGCGAAGAAATGAAGAAGCACATCGTATATTGCAGCCTTCAAAAGAAGGGTGCCCTGAATCTCGCTGTCCTGACAAAGGACAGCGGGAAAGGGGATGACTACAACGTGTACGCCATATCGCCAGAACAGGCGCAAGAATTGGCAAGGCATCTTTTAAATCTTCTCGCTGAAGAAAGGCGTTTGCCGGATGAAGAGGAATGATGGACTGCAACTGGTGATGTTTAATCAAAAGACAGATTGGACACCGCCGTCAGAGTTGCCCGACATTACCGATAGAAAAGAAATTGCTATCGACTTGGAAACTCGTGACCCGAACCTGAAGACGTTGGGCCCCGGTTGGCCCCGCAATGACGGGGAAGTTATAGGTTACGCTGTCGCCTGTGACGGGTGGAGCGGTTACTTACCAATCGCCCACCTTGGCGGCGGCAACCTCGACAAGCGCATCGTCAACAACTGGATGAAGAAGGTGCTTGCCTGCCCCGCCGACAAAGTAATGCATAACGCACAGTATGATCTTGGATGGCTCAAAGCGAGCGGCTTTGAAGTGAACGGCCATATCATCGACACGATGGTCGTCGCTGCGCTGCTAGATGAAAATAGATTTAGTTATAGCCTTAACTCTGTTTGTTACGACCACCTGAACAAGACCAAGTCCGAAAAGGGTCTGGTGCAAGCGGCAAAGGATTTTGGCTTGGACCCCAAGTCCGAAATGTGGAAGATGCCCGCCATGTTTGTGGGAGAGTATGCTACCGCCGACGCGGAGCTTACGTTGGAACTTTGGACATATTTTAAAGTTGAGATAGGCAAGCAGGGGCTCACCACCGTCCATGCGCTGGAGCGAGACTTGCTGCCATGTCTTGTGGATATGACTCTGCGCGGTATCCGGGTGGACACTGACGCAATGGAACGCGCCAGCCAGTTTATGCTGCAGCAAGAGAAAGCCGCCGTGAAACAGATAAAGTCTCTGGTCGGCTTCGATGTAGAAATATGGGCAGCGCAGTCAATAGCCAAAGCCTTCGACAAGCTCGACATCAGCTACCCCAAGACTGAAAAGAATGCGCCATCCTTTACCAAAGCTTTCCTGACCACGCACACGCACGATCTGCCCAAAGCAATCCTGCAGGCGCGTGAGTTTAACAAAAGCAAGAACACCTTCATGGATGGGCTTTTAAAGCACGTCGGCAAGGATGGGCGTGTCCACGGCCACATCAACCAAATCAGGTCAGATGACGGCGGTACAGTGTCCGGGCGCATATCCATGTCAAACCCCAACTTGCAGCAAATTCCTGCACGGCACCCGGACCTTGGCCCGTTGATACGATCCGTGTTCAAACCAGAAGAAGGCCAGAAGTGGGCTTCTATAGACTATTCGCAACAGGAACCACGGATCTTGGTTCACTTTGCAGCGGCTTTTCAGGAAGCCACCGGCAAAGAAATGCCGCGGGTGGATGAGTTTGTGGACGGCTACACTAACAACCCCGACATGGATTTCCATGACATGGTGGCTGGTATCGCCGATATCCCGCGCAAACAGGCAAAGACGATCAACCTTGGCATGATGTACGGCATGGGCGTAGGAAAGCTTGCCGATCAGCTTGACCTGTCGAAGGAGGAAGCAAAGGAACTAATGACGCAGTATGATAGCCGCGTCCCCTTTGTGAAGCGTCTGATGCGGGCGGTGCAGGAGCGTGTGCAGAACGGAAACAAAGAAGGCTCTATCCGCTCCCTGCTGGGGCGTAAGTGCCGGTTTCCTGACTTTGAGCCGCAGAGCTTCGGCATGCACAAGGCAATGCCCTACGAGGAAGCCAAAGCTTATTACGGGCCCAATGTCAGCCTGCAGCGGGCATATGCATACAAAGCCCTTAACAGGCTCATACAGGCGTCCGCCGCCGACATGACGAAGAAGGCAATGGTAGACATCTACAAAGCTGGTGTGCTGCCCCTGCTGCAGGTACATGACGAGCTAGCCTTCAGTGTCGCCGACGAGGCAGAAGCAAAAACACTTGCAGGAATCATGTGTGATGCAATAGATTTAAAAGTGCCGATGCAGACCGATATCGAAATGGGCTCCAGTTGGGGCGATTCGATGTAGTTTTCATGGTATTCCTCCCTTAGAGACTGGCCCCGCTCCGGCGGGGCCTTTTTTGTTGACAGTAATGCCTTCGTCCTTCATATATTGATTGTCGAGAGAGACACACCAGTGTTTTTCTAAAAACTTAGAACTCCCTTGTCAGAGGATTTATCCTCCTTAAAAAGCAGACTGGGACATTTAAGCAAACCCCGCTTCGGCGGGGTTTTTTGTTGCAATCATTAACATAAAGTCTTATATTCTCTCAGAGTATAACTGTACCAGTAGAGGGTGTTATGGATGTCGAGAAGTGGAAATCAATCGTAGTCCCGATGGATATTTACCGCGGGATTAAACAAATCGCACAGATGGAGAACAGAAGCATCTCCGGTCAGTTGCGCGTTATGTTCGACGTGTTCTGCCGCACAGAGGGCTACCAAATAAAAAAGAAAGGTCAAGGCTAGAACTTCTGGTTTTTTCTACATATCGTTATTGTTTAACAACGGGAGAAAACCATGACAGCCTTACCTAACCGCCGACCATGCGTCACAGAAGATGTAGGCATGGGCCTCACTGTAACCGTCAGCTATCATCCACAAACAGGAACGGCCTGCGAGGTGTTTCTCACAGGCCGCGGGAAAGCTTCAGACAATCCTATGCAGGAAGCTCTTTATAATCTGGGGGTTTGCGCGTCCAGTTTGATGCAAGACAAGCCTGTCGATACCCTTCCAGAAGAGAAAAACTTCAACCAACAGGCGGCACAGTAGAAAAGCTTGCCATATGCTGTGTCGGCTTTGTCGCCGCACTCAACACACTTTGAGTAGAACATAACTCTCTTCATCCTTCCCTCCTAAAAAATCTACCGCGAGCGGCCTGAGTTGTGTTTTTTAAAGAACGCGTCTCAGGCCCTCGTCTACTGTGTTCTAGTATCGGTATGTAAAGAGCCTTTTGACGAATAGCTTGAAGAGCTTTTTTAAACTCTTCAAGCGTCATGTCATCACGATGGCGCACTAGATTTCCATCAGCTTGTCGTCAAGGTACACTTCCATGTCGGCCTTCTTGCTCCGCTTCTTGTGCTTGAAATTGTACCAAGACCGCGTGAGCATCACACTATAGTCATGTGACGTGATCCGCCGTTCACGGTTCATCTTCATACGCGTCAATGTTTCGACAAGATGCCGGGACGGCTGATACTTGCTTGTCCCCGAACCGCCGACGCGAAGCTCCGCAAAAAACTTATCTACAAGCTCTTCGTCGCCGTTCAAGCTGGCAAGATAGTACAGCGAAGCTGTCTGACCAATCGGGTAGCTGATTACGTTGTAAACGTTCTTAGCTGACTTGATCGCCCGCTGCATAAGCTCTTCGTCAATCTCATTAAGGTACATGTCCTTAATGATCTGGTTCGATACAGTGCCCTGCGTGTTCGTTACACCGCGCTTCCAAGCCCGTATCATCTTCAATGCACCAGCTACCTTACCGGAGTTTGGTACACCCATGATTGCGAGAATATCGTCCCCGCCACGATTTTTTCCTGTGTCCATGTGATGGAACGTTGCAGGATCAATGCCAAAAATGACATGTGTCTTAAATGATGTCTGAGCCCGGATGCAAGCAGCTAACCGGTTCTGACCATCTAAAAGACGCCCGTTGTCGCCGAAGCAGATTGTCTCGCCGGTCAATGACCAGTTGTGCGAAGCCATGTCTTTAGCGTAATCTACAATACGCTGCGGCTTCTGAGGACGATTGCCGATATTAAGCTTAGACAAAATGTACTCTGCTAACGATGGTGTGAACTCCATCACCACGCTGTTCGTCGGGGACTTGCGGAGAAACTTCTCCAAGTTCTTGATTTCTGTCTCTTTTTCAGACTGTGTTTTGATGATCTGCATTTTTCTCTCTTTTGTTTGTCGTTGTTGACCTTTTAAAGATAGGAGCCATCCCATACGCCGTCAACCTTTTTCCTTGACGATTCTAAGAATAATCCCATATAACGGTTTGGAACAGTGGAGACTGCCAACATGTTTGATGAAGCAGAAGAAGTAGAACTGGATCCCAACGGCGGGGACTTCAGCCTTGGTCACGAAATGGGTATCGATGCCCTCGACTTAATAAGCAAGCACGTCGATGCACAGGCCGCGGAACACGAACCAATCGTCATTCTGGGCGTGATGACCGCACTGATGCAGTACGCAATGCAAGCCTGCCGCGATGAAAACGATGTCGATGAACTGATAGGCATGGCAAAAGAAATCGCACAAAACACCCTAGACCACGGAACACGGCATTAAAAAAGGGCGGTCATTGACCGCCCTTCCTTTATTTTTTATTCACCTTTACTGCCACAAGGCCCCCGTGAAACTCCTCACGGTCCTCAAACCATTCAAGTATCTTTGCAATCCGCGTACTACGTTTTGATTTGTAGTTGCGGCCAAAGCGCATGATGGGGCTATCGACGTCGTCCTCATAGAAGACCACGCCGCCGTAGAGCCCCGGTTCATTGCCAAGCTCAAATCTTCTGCCGGTTATCCGGCAGATGAAATCTGCGCCGTTGTGATCGTACTGCGAAAGATGAATTTCAAGATCAAGCGCCATCAGCCTATCTTCCCCAATGTCTTTTGAAGATGGTCTAACTCCGCTTGTTCTTTTATCTTCTGCATAGCAGAGTCGGCTACAGCCTTCTTTCGTTTGGCACGAAGCTCGTTGTAATGTTCAAGCGTACCACACTCGACATCCGCCGCGTTGATGGCACCGCCGTGAAGCTGCTTTGCAACCTGCCGCCGGTATTTCATCAAAAGCTTGCGGTGGGCATCTATCCCCTTCTCGTCTGTGAAGTAGACAGTGTTTAAAGCTTCCCACATTACGTTCAACTCAGTGTCGTTTAATTCAGCCATTTACTTTCTCCTTTGGTGGCTGGGAGGTCTACCCCCCTACCGTAGGTAGGGGGGCGTAGGTCTTATCTCCGCGGCTGCGGGGGCGTCGGCACGTGCCTCGTTTCAAGGCACTCCAACGCTACCCCTTCGTCGTCGGGGATATCATCCTTGGTTCCGAACACACCCTGATGGGTGGCGTGGAACCCGTCGTAATCTTCGACATCGAAGATGTTGACCGGCACCTCTTCTTTAAAGGTGTACAAGCTGCTCCAGTCACGAACAAGAATGCTCGCTGCACTGGTGGCGGCTTCGTCAGCCGATGAGCCGTAGGCCCAAGAGCTTCCGCACCCAATAAAGATGATGGCAAGGAAAGACGGTTTGGCGTCAGACATACTGACCTCCGTTGGTTGTTTGGTTTACGATTTCAAATAGCGAATGTTTCACGTGAAACATTCCGGGCCCGAAAGCCCATAGCCCTATTTCGAGCTAACATTCTATCTTAAAGGATAACTCCCATACAGTCCATGTGACATAGTGTCGCACCTTTTTTATTAATGAAATCAATTAGTTAAACTGAAATGTGGTTAACTTGAAATGATTCTAATGTGCAGTCAACCAGAATATGGTTAACAAGCAAATACAAAAACATCTGCATTTTTTTGCTTGACTTGTATGGGACGGTTCCCATAATAACCGGGTCAACAACAGGAGAGACACCAATGAATAAAAGCCACGTGAGCCCCACAACCGGGGACTTGACCATCGACGCAGCCGCCCGCCGGAAACTGCTCGACTCGCACAACGAACTGCGGACAGCGCTGCAAACCATCTGGGAATGCAACGATCTCTGGATTTCCGATTTGCGTAATCTGGAAACGCTGATGCACCGGATGCAGCAAACGCTTCAATTCCAACGGCCAGAAAATACCGAATGGAACGGCTTTGGAAATTGGGTGCTGGCAGAAGAAAACAAGCCCGCGCCCAAGAAACGCGGACGCCCAAAGAAAAATGACGGTTAACTGGGTGTTGCTGTGGATCACCGCGGTAGGTGTTGAAGAGTTCATCGTGAAAAACGTAGGAGTCTTCGACACCATTGCACAATGCCACGTCGCAGCAACAAAAATGTTCTGGGAAGATATGCCCGTAAATGAAGAAGCGGTGTGCATCCGCGTCGAAACACTGGGAGTATATTGGGAATGAATAGTGTCAATGAACACCAAGAAGCAGCCGCACTGCTTAATCAAGCTATCCACGCCGTCAATGACCTGTGGCTGGAAGCGCTGCCGGGCGAAAAGCCCTTCCTCGACGAAGCAATCAGCAAGCTGCACGAAGCACAGTCCCTGATGATAAAAGCCAGAATGAGAATACCAAACATCGTCGAAGCATCCGCAACACTAAAAGTTGCAAGGAATGACGAATAACGCTTGACGGGGCAGAGAACGCGGCCTACGGTTCATTAACGGTTGTGTTCTTTCTCCGTGTTGTTTTGGTTTGTAGCGCCTCGTCCTTTCTTAGGGCGGGGCGTTACTTTGTTACACTTTTGAAAAACCAAATATGTAACGCTCAAACCCAAGGTGACAAAGGGTTCTAAAATCCAAAACTTTTCTATAGGGCTAGAAAAAAAAATAATTTTTTTTCTTCCCACAGTGCTGTGACAAATGTGAAAAGTGTAACATCGTTGAAATCCTTACATAAAGAAGGCAAATATCGTTACTTTTTTGTGTAACGCGAAATTAGAGGTGTAACACCTTGTTTTAAACCCGCACTTACCCTTATATTTGGAATGATTTCAAACATAAGGGCACGTCATGGAAATCGTAAAAGTAAACCCTGTTGGTCGTCCGCGGCTGACACCGGACTCCCCGCTCTCTGAAAAGCAAAAGAAATTCGTTAAGGAATACGTTTCCAACGACGGCATGATTAGTAAGAAGCAATGCGCTTTAAACGCGGGCTTCTCTGAAAAGAGTGCGTCGGTCAAAGCTTCTGAACTTTTGAACCCCCACAAGCACCCGAATGTTGCCAAGGCGATCAAGATGTATCGGGACGAACTGAACGAGCGGTATGCAATCACTTACCATCGTCATGTCCGTGACCTGCAGCGCATACGTGATGAAGCTTTGGACAATGGAGCATATTCAGCCGCCGTGCAGGCGGAGTACCGCCGGGGGCAGGCGCACGGGGATATCTACATCAGCAAATCTGAAGTGCGGCACGGTTCTATTGACAGCATGAGCCGTGATGAAGTGATGAAAGAACTAGAAGAGATTAAAAAGCAATATGGATCTTCCGTTATCGATATCACGCCCGTCGAAAAAGACGCCGAAGAATCTGGAAGCGAGCTTCTACCAGAGTATAAAGAAGAACCAGAAGAAGCACCGGCCTGACGTCAGGCTGACGCGAATAGAAAGCTGGGCATCTCAAGGCGTCCCCGATCTTGTCGTTTGCGGCGAGACAGGGGACTTTTCTTTTTGGGAGTTAAAAACGGCAACCGGCGTTGCTGTTCGGCTATCGCCTCATCAGGTTGCATGGATGGAGCAGCACAAGCACACCGCATCGTTTGTCATTGTGCGCTGCAAGGATCGACACGCCCACGTGTATCGTGCGGATCAGGCGGTTGAGCTTGTTGACCGCGGGCTTCTTTTAAAACCGCATTTTAAAATAGATGCCCCGATTGATTGGGAGCAGTTTTTCCGTTTGACAATCCCGGTGTAAGAACTATCTTATACGCACCAACAACGGGAGATAAACGAAATGAAGAAAGCTACCTTTCGCGTTCGTGAAATACGCACGTTTGAGTTTGACATGTACTTTGATGAGTATCTGTCGCTTGCAAATATGGAAAAGGCTGCAGAAAAAAAATGGTGGGACAGTGTGGATGTCATGCTGCAGGCAAGAGAGGCTGAACCGGTTAACGTTCTTGTCGGAATAAAAAGAGATCAAGACGGGGACGTTGTGGTTGAAAGAATATCTGATAGCCCGACGCCGGACGTGAAATTATTCTGGGCAAATGGCAGCTATTGCACAACAAGCGGTAACATGCGGGATTTTGATTTTGCCGTCCGTGACGTCAGTTTAGAAGCTGCAAGCCGCCGCGCAGAGCAAATAATAAAGGGCGATGGACGCCGCCGGTATTCTGGCAAGCTTGACATGGAAGTTTGCGCCGCGGGTAATTATTAAATGTGGATATTGTCGCGCCTTTATTATTGGCTGTTTTGGGGATCGCCAGACCCGGACAAAATAAAAAGCCGATATAGCATTGAGCCCACAAAACGACGGCGGAAAAAATAAAAACAAAAGGCAGGCTAGCGCTTGCCTTTTTTATTTTGCGCTCTAATATGGGATTAGTCCTAGACAACAGGAGATTTTAAAAATGTTAAAGACAGTTGAAATCAGCACCGCCAAGAAACTGAAAGGATGCGCCGTCACATATCGCAGCGGTAATAAAAACATGTTTGGCACGTGCCCGGCGGATTGCGAACTGAATCCGTCAGGCAAGGGATGCGGCGCGGGGCAGATTGACCATGATTATTTGGATGCTGTTTTAGATAGCAAGCCGCGGGCGGGTTACAGTTTCACATATACCCATTTTAGCCCCATGCACTGGGCCCACAAATTAAGCCCGATTAAAACCGTTGTTAATTACAGCACCGCCAACCCGGAGACAGCCGCGTTTTTAAAAAATGCAATGCGGAAAGCCCCGCCGGATCAATGGCAATTTCCTATGGTGACCGTAGTGCCCCCGACGTTTTGGCAAGAGTCGCAAAAAAACCGGACAATTGACCATGTTCAATTTGTGCGCTGCCCAGAAGAAACCGGCGCAATAAGAGGATGCGCGGATTGCGGCGGGCGCGGCGGCCCGTTATGCGCCCGTTTAAATCGCGATTACATAATTGCATTTACGGCGCACGGGACGGACAAAAACCGGGCAGGCGATAGCGAGACGCAGGGCGGATGTTATGCGGGCACCGGTAACGTTGCCATTCACTGGCGGCGCATGCCGGGCCAGACGCAGGCAAAGCCCGACGGGGAAAAGTTGCGAGACTTTGCCCGCAACTTGCCGCCCCGTTCAATATTGCGGCACCACATAGCCGGGGACATCGGGAAAGAATAGAACGCCCGCCCCGCTGCAGCCCGCCCGCCATCCCGGCGCGGCGGGTTTTCTTTTTTTAAAAATACGTTTGCGTTTGCGGGATTAATCGCATAATCTGCCAATTGACTAGGCGAAATCGTTTTGGTCGGGATTTTCAAATTGCGTTTTTTGTTTATCCCTTGCCCCTTTTCGGTTGACGTTCGCACCCCCGCCCCGTGCTAGTCCGGGCCCGCTGCAGGGACACCACATAGCAGCCCTATATTATGCAAAACCAAACAACCTTTTAAAATGGAGTTAAAGACATGCTGCAAAATATCGACAATGCGAACCGCGACATGGAAACCCTTTTGCGTCACGTTATGGAGCAAAACAGCCGTTCGGTTGATTATCAGGCCAACACCGGCCAGATGGAATATCGGACGCGGGAAACCGGAAACGGTAAGCAGACAGCAATCTTTTTAGAGGGGCAGGGCGGGGAACCAACCCGCCAGCTTGACGTGAATAATGTTTGTTTTGACGGCATCGCCAAGACAGCAGAAATTGACGTTCGGACTGCCCGCCGGTTGTCTGACAATTATCCCGAACAATGGGACGGCCTGATTAATGCAATCTGGCAACAGGAACCAAAGCCGCGCTTATTGCGGACGTTCATGGATGATGAAAGAACCGGGACCGCCCGCGCTATGTTGTCTGATAGGTTTAAAACCTATGACAATCTGGATTTGATTGAGACGGCAATTCCCGAATTGATCAAAGCAAACGATGAAGACAACGCCGGGTGGCAGCTTCAAAACTGGCATAGCACCGACAAAAAACTAATGGCTCGATTTAAATCAAACACCATTGTCGGCGAAGGTGCGAAAGTTGGTGATCTAATGGCGCTTGGATTGCTCATTAGCAATTCAGAAACGGGGCACGGATCAATTCAGGTTGCACAAATCAACTGGACGTTGGCTTGCCTTAACGGGATGCAAACCGAAAACAAAATCCGGTCCCCGCATCTGACCAGCAGCCGCGGTGACGCGGACGTTTGGTCAGTCCTGACAGAGGAAGCAAAGAAAGCCGACAACGCGGCAATGTCTCTGAAATTGCGGGACATGGTGCGGGCTTTCAGCAGCCGGGACAGCTTTGATGAAATACTGCAAAAGATGAAAGACGCAGCCGCCGACGTCATCGAAGGTACGTATACAGAAAAGGCAGTCGACAAAATGGGATCGATCTTAGGTATCCCGCAAAAGCGCCGGTCCCTTGTTCTTGAGGGATTAGTGCAAACGCGGGCGCAGGATGGATATGTTGGCGAACCCGTCAGCCGTGCAACGCTGATGAATGCCATAACAGCCGTGCCGCAAATGCGGGATGCATCGGGTAATCCCATGGTGCAACCGGATGATATTGATGATTGGCAGCGTTTGGGCGGACGTGTTTTAGAAATGAAGCAATCCGACTGGACCGCAATCAGCCGCGCATCACTTGAAGCCGCATAAAACACAAAAAACCCGCCGGACATCGCGCCCGGCGGGTTTTATTTTTGCCCGCACTACATCTAGACACCAAACAGCTGCAGGAAAGCCCGTCGCGCACAACATACGGGAACAATCCCGCAAAATATCTATTTTCCCCAAAACTTGCCCCGCGCCCCGCCCGCCCATGTTTTTAAACTTATGACAACGGCGCATGGCCCGCGATCCGGGGACCGGGTGCCGCGATCTGGCGTTAAAATTGCGTCAGCAGCGGGCCGGAAAATTGCGCCGGATCATGCCCGGCACGTGATCCGCGGCACGTGATCCGCGTTTTAATAATTAGTTACACGGGGCCCCGGTAAACTTAATTTTAGCAATAAATACAGGCACATAGCGCATGAATCGCTCAAAATGAGCCCCGCACCTGTGGCAGACGACGTCAAAGTCCATGTTTTTCGCAAACAATACTGTAAAAAACGATATCAATATGGGATAAATAGTGTATTCTGACTTTTCTTCAGGGGCCCCTATAAAGTAGGTCAACCGAAAAAAGGTTTACTGGCTTATTATGAGCGATGAAATCCAAGATAAAGTAGTCAAGTTACAGCTTCGACTAGCTCAATTAAATCGTGTTGAACACTGTCAGACGGACTTCTTGGGATTTGTGAAAGCGGTCTGGCCGGACTTCATTGCTGGCGAGCATCATCGTATAATTGCAGAGAAGTTTGAGCGCGTAGCCAAGGGCGAATTGAAGCGTTTGATCATCAACATGGCCCCGCGTCACACAAAGTCTGAGTTTGCCAGTTATCTTCTGCCTGCGTGGTTTATTGGGCAGAACCCGGCGATGAAAATCATTCAGGCAACGCACACCACGGAGCTTGCTGTATCCTTTGGCCGTAAGGTGAAGAACCTTCTAGAGCGAGAAGATTATGCTGAGATTTTTCCTGAAGCGAAATTATCGGCGGATTCCAAGGCGTCAGGCCGGTGGGACACTTCACGTGGCGGCATGTACTATGCTGTCGGCGTTGGCAGTAATCTTGCTGGCCGCGGCGGCGATCTAATTATTATTGACGACCCCCATTCTGAGCAGACGGCTATGTCGGCGTCGGGTTTTGACAATGACTGGGATTGGTACACAGGGGGCCCCCGACAGCGTTTGCAGCCCGGCGGGGCGATCATTTTGGTAATGACTCGTTGGTCACAAAAGGATTTGACCGGTCAGCTTATTCGTCAAATGGGTAAAGATGAGAAAGCGGATCAGTGGGAAGTTGTGGAACTTCCTGCGATTATGGACGATGAGGAACCTTGTTGGCCGGAGTTTTGGTCAAAAGACGATCTTGAAAGGGTCAAGGCGTCTATCCCGCCGTCAAAGTGGAACGCGCAGTATCAACAGCGTCCTACAGGTGAAGAGAACGCAATTATCCCGCGAGAGTGGTGGAAGCGGTGGGAAAAAGACAACGTCCCTAATCTTGAGTATGTCATTCAAAGTTATGACACGGCGTTTTCAAAGCGCGAGACTGCTGACTACAGCGCTATAACGACGTGGGGTGTATTTCGCCCGGAAGAAATTGGGGGGCCCCCGGCGGTCATTTTGTTAGATAGCAAGAAGGGCCGGTGGGATTTTCCAGAGTTGAAAGCAGAAGCTTATGAAAGCTATCAGTTCTGGGAACCCGATACTGTAATCGTGGAAGCAAAGGCGTCAGGGACTCCTTTGACACACGAATTACGTAACATGGGCATTCCTGTTGTGAATTTTACGCCATCTCGCGGCAACGATAAGGTGTCGCGTGTCCATTCTGTATCTCCTTTGTTTGAGGCGGGGATGGTGTATGCGCCGGATGAGACATTTGCGGACGAGCTTATTGAGGAAGTTGCGGCTTTTCCCAATGGTGAGTATGATGACCTTGTCGATAGTATGACCCAAGCTCTGATGCGATACCGTCAGGGCAATTTCGTATCGTTACCTACGGACGATTGGGACATAGACGAGGACAACTATACTCAGGTACGCTCGTATTATGGCTGAAAAAGAAGAAACCATTGTAGGATTGCCCGAACCTGATGCAGGCGGGGGCATCTATAAATTTCTGTCTATGTTATCGCCAACAAGGTTTTCTGTTGTGGAGCCCCGGCGCTCTGCTGTGGTTGACGACATGGGCGGTTACGCTCTGGTAAAGCCGGGGAAGTATGCTTTTGACAGTTTCACAACGCCACAAATAGTTACATCGGGGATTGATGCTTTTAAAGCTTTCATGGACGACCCTGTAGAGTCTGCAAAAACAGGTGTCGTTGGTGCCATAGAAGGCATGGGAGAAGAAATAGATAAAGGAATATTGGCGGCGAGTACCGGAATTACGGATACCTTTGACCCCGAAACAAACACTTATGACCGTTTTGATCCTTTGTCTTTGAGTGTTGCCGCCGGGGCCCCAATAGCTTACGGAACTATGAGGGGCATCAAGGCAATGGCCGACGCGCCCGATGGGAGCGGCGTTCCAGTAGGTATGTTAGGTGGCGGGGATAGCGCGTTCACCTCTCAAATACAGCGTTTGATGAAAGACGCCAGAGAAATTCGCACACGCACAGACAGGGAGTCTGCGTTCAATGGCGTTGCTAACCTGCAACGCGGATTCCCAGAGTTAAAAATGGGCCAATTGCAGGGCTATATGGGCGGCGGCGTAAACAGCTATGCGATTGAACATGGTGGGGATCTTTTGCACCGTATGATGGAGTACGGCGGCGATTTCTCAAGTAACGCAAAGACCAAGATTAAAAATCTTACCCGTGTTTTAAACAGCCCGTATGGTTTTGAACGAGAAATTCAAGAAAACACGCAAACGAATTATAGGTTTGATCTTGAAACTGCAAAAGAACGTGGAGAGGCCGCCAAAGCTACAACTTTGGAGGAGTTTGAACAAAACATAGACAAGGGGCTGGGAGAGTACGCAGCTTTTCACGCTAATCTTCCTGTATTTAATGAGTTGCAGCTTGCGGCGCGTAATTTTGCCGTAGCTTTGGGCCGAAAAGATTATGACGAAGCGCGATATAATTTAAGTGTTTTGGACGAAGCCATAGATGACGGGTCATTTGATGCGCGGAACCAAGAGTTTGACCCTGAGTTTGAAACAAAAGCAGGTGCGCCCGGTTCAAATTTCACCGTTTTGGGTATGTTGGGCGGGGGCAAGCCCGTAACCACACGCTCCCTGCGCGGCGGCAGAGGCGGCATAAGAGGGTTGGCCCACGGTATTAAGTATTATGATGGGCAAAAGAATGTGCCTGACCATATGGTGGAAGCCTTTTTTGGCACTGGCATCGGCGGGGGCATTGCGTCGATGTACGACACATACAGAGGCGCACCCGCATTAGTTTCTCCTTCGGAGCGTTACGCTATTTCACCAGAAGTTTTGAAGGCGGCGGAAGGTGCAAACATGACCATTGGTGATTTGGTTAAGGAATTTGGCCTTAGTAACCGGGTTAGAAACATTGTTTCCGACAGTCGTGCCGCCAGCGCAGAAATAAATCGGCCCGGATTTTCTGTGGGTACAGACCCTGTGTTGTCGTTGACAACCTTCACTGCAACAGAAAGTGGTCTTGGCCCACGTGCCGCGGATCGCACAGAGGGCGTTGTCGCCATAGAGCCAAAAGAAAATATTTTTGTAAAGACGGGCGAAGTGGACGCGGATGGTTACCCTGTGTATGCGCCACGTGAAATGACCATGCACGATGTTCAGGATCTGTCGCCGTCGCAGTATTTGTTAGCTGCGTATGACCCGGACAAACCACTTTTGAGAAAGCCCAACACAAAATTTAATGAAAGTGAAGTTCATGTCGCAGAAGACGCATCTCATGCGTTGAATGTTCGTCCTTTGACTGACAGAGAAGAAGAAGATCTTGTTGCTTCTTTAAATTTTGAACAAAAATCTACAGAGTTTGCAAGGAAAGCTGACGAGGCGATGGCCGCTGTGAGTGGGTTCGACCCGCGCAGTTTAGATTTTAAAGACGGCGTTGATCAATCCATGCGAATGATGGCTTTAGCTGTGGACAACCCCACCGCCGTCGGCCAAAAAAGTTTGTCTATTGTTGAAGAATACCTTGGGGGTTTTGCGAAAAACGTAGTTCAAGGCTATCGGGACGGTTATTTGCGGTTAGATGAGCTTTACCCCGAAGGTTCTGCGGCTATTTCTGACGGCAGGCGTTTGTACGACGCTGCAAAGAAATTTTCCACGACTAAGTCGCTTTTAAAGGTTGGCCCTTACGAAGGGTTGGTTCGCAGAGAGGCTGCAGAGTTACAGACACAAATTTTGCGGGATTCTTTCACTGGGGAGTCGAGAAAGTTTGCACCATTTTTTGAGTTTAAGTCACCTTTCGGGCAGTCAAGTTTGCCGACTGAAATAGACTTGGTCAGTTTTAATGACATGTTCACCCCGGAGCAGGTCATTGATTTAAACAGAATTGAATTGGCAAGAACCGGGTATCTTACTCAATCGGGGATATTAGGTAATAAACCTGCTGACCCTAAAAAACTAACAGACAAGTTTTTGCAAAGCCCTAATGCCGCCGCCATCGTGGAGTTGCTTGGGTATATCGACGAGGACGGTGTGTTTAGGCGCAATTCGCTTCCGGCTACAGGCGATCCTTTCCCAGATGTGGGTTCTCCCAAGGCTTTCTTGGAAGGGGATTTAAAACAGCAGTATTTAACAATTCAGTTTGCAGTAACCGCTGCCATGAACAAACTTCATGGGTCTAAAGATAAATTTGATGAGAGGGTGGACGAAGTCCCGGCGGCATATCTCCGGCCCGCTTTGGCGCAGATTTTTGACAGCAACACCGATAGAGAACGGGCGCTTACTGGTCAAGTCAACAAGGGTCGTCATGCAAAAGCATACAACGATCTTTTCCGGCAATATCGCAACGAGCGAGATGAGTTGTTTAATATAATTAAAGAGCTTGCTAATAAGGGTGTCCCCGGCTCTCGCCAGAGAACAGGGCAAGTTACTGCGCGGCTTGCGGGCGACGACGCGTATTACCAATTTAGAGAAGCCGCTAGAGAAAGACTAAGACGGGGGCCATTGACGGGGCCTGATTTAGATCTCTATGAGGGCATTGTAGACAGAATGCGCTTTGGTCCGCGGCCCGGTGCCAAATTGTACGAGGACGGTGGCGACGTATCATCTGCAGATCGTGCATTTCAACTTGTCGCCGACGCAGTAAACAGAACAGGCCGTATGCCGTTGTTTATAAAGAGAGTTTTGGATCCCAAGTCTCCAAAGACTGCGAACAACGAAACAATGCGTTTGTCGGACTCTGAAATGGATGGCAAGTATTATGTTTATCCTACGATTTTTCCTACGATGACGCCGGATGGCCCGCGGCTCACGCGTCTTGACGACAAGCCCGCGTTTAATCGGGCGATTGACAGTGGGGAATATTTAGTTTTTGACACGGAAGCAGAGGCTTCTACGGTAGCGCGAGGTTTTAGCGACAACATTAAGCCACAGGGACGGCCTATTGATAGCGGCGTTGCCGGTTTTATACCTTATATGGTACAGTAAATAAATTTTTGAGGGTTTATCATGGCTAGACCGCCCATTTCGCTTGTAGAGAACCAGAATCCGCAAGTAGAAACAGAAGAATTGCTGGCAGAGATTGAGATTGAGGCCCCCGGCACGTTAGACATGTCGGGCGAAGCTTCTGATATTGACATTGAAGTGGATGAAATGGGCGGCGCAGTCGTTGATTTTGACCCTATGTCGGAGATGCCCAGCGGAGATTTTTCTGAAAACTTAGCAGAAGATATGGACGAGCGTGAGTTGGGCGCGGTTGCCAGTGAATTGACCGCGGACTACGATGCAAACAAGGCGAGTCGCCAAGAATGGGAGGATGCATACGCGGATGGCTTGGAATTACTTGGGTTCAACTACTCCGAAAGGACTGAGCCGTTTAGAGGTGCTTCTGGCGTCACCCATCCCCTTTTGGCGGAAGCTGCTGTGCAGTTTCAGGCCCAAGCGTTCAATGAGTTGTTGCCGCCGGGAGGGCCCGTGCGGACTGCGATAGTTGGTTCGCAGAACAGTGCGACGTCAGATCAGGCCCAGCGCGTAAAAGATTTTATGAATTTCTACATCACGAACGTGATGGAGGAGTACACGCCTGAATTTGATCAAATGTTGTTCTATTTGCCGCTGGCGGGCAGCACTTTTAAGAAGGTTTACTATGATGAGAGCATGGATCGTGCGGTTAGTAAGTTCGTTCCTGCAGAGCATCTTGTTGTTCCCTATGATACCGCGGATTTAGAGACGTGTCCGAACATCACGCATGTTGTTCGGATGAGCTTGAACGACCTTCGGAAGCGTCAGATTGGCGGTTTTTACAGGGACATACCTGTTTTGCCACAACAATCAGACACAGACGATCTATCCGACGAATTGAACCGGATAACGGGCATTGAACCGTCGTCCGTGGACTATGATTGCACATTGTTGGAGTGTCACGCAGACTTGGATCTGGAAGGATTCGAGGATATGGGTGAAGACGGGGAGCCGACAGGCATAAAATTGCCTTATGTCGTGACGATTAGTCAGGATAACGGGCAAATTCTGTCAATTCGTCGTAATTATCGCGAAGATGACCCCGACAAGAAGAAAATACAGTATTTTGTTCACTATAAGTTCTTGCCGGGCTTTGGTTTTTACGGTTTGGGTTTGATTCACACCATTGGTGGCTTGTCTCGTTCTGCGACGGCGGCACTGCGGCAGTTGATTGACGCGGGTACGTTGTCGAACCTGCCTGCAGGCTTCAAGGCCCGCGGCCTACGGATCAGGGACGATGACGATCCGCTGCAGCCGGGTGAGTTCAGGGACGTAGATGCGCCGGGCGGGGCTATCCGTGACAGCTTGATGCCGCTGCCGTTCAAGGGGCCGGACCAGACGCTCTTTCAGCTTCTAGGCTTCGTTGTGGACGCGGGAAGGCGGTTTGCCACCATAACTGACATGAAGGTCGGGGATGGCAACCAGCAGGCCGCTGTAGGCACTACAATCGCCCTTATGGAGCAGGGTTCTCGTGTAATGAGTGCGGTGCATAAACGCCTGCATTATGCGATGCGTTTAGAGTTCAAGCTTCTTGCCAAGGTAATGGGCGAGAGTTTGCCGCCGGTATATCCATATGCCTTGGAGGGTGTTGATGCGGCGGTAAAAGCAAAGGATTTTGATGACCGGATTGACGTGATCCCGGTATCGAATCCTAATGTTTTCTCACAAGCGCAGCGTATTGCACTTGCTCAAACGCAGATGCAGTTAGCGGCACAGGCTCCACAGATGCACAACATGTATGAAGTGTATCGTGACATGTATGAGGCTTTGGGTGTTCGGGATATTGACAAGTATCTGAAGAACGAGCAATCCGTACAGCCCGTTCCGAAAGACCCGGCGCAAGAGAACATGGATGCCCTTGATGGTGTACGACTCATGGCCTTCCCAATGCAGAGTCATCAGGCGCACATTTTAGCGCACTTGGTCTTTGCCGGGTCACCTCTTGTTGGAGCAAACCCCTCTATAGCGGTGGCGCTTCAGAAGCATGTCATGCAGCACGTGCAGATTGAGTCCCGCGAACGGGCGATGCAGCAGCTTGGTCTAACCGGTCAAGAGCAGCAGTTGCCGCCGCAGGCGCAAATACAGCTAGATGCCATGGCCGCGCAGTTTATGGCAGAGGGTATGAAGACGGTTCAAGACCTTGGTCGCCAGTTGTCCGGCGGTGGCAAGCCAGACCCTGTAGTTCAGTTGAAACAACAGGAACTGCAGCTAGATGCGGTTAGGGAAGAGAACGACAAGATGATGGAAGAGCGTGAGCTTAACCTGAAAGAAGCTCAGATGATGGATAAGTCTCGCCAGTTTGACGAACGCATCCAAAGTCAGGAAGAGCAGACGGCATCTAGAATCAATGCGGCAATGGAAAGAGAACTTTTGAAACAAAGGAGTGTAGAATGAGCGTGGTAAAAATTGTCACCAATACTCCTGCAGCGGCACCAAAAGCACAGCCGTATGCGGAGATTGACAAGCAGGGTCGTATTCCATACGGCGGGGCAAAAGAAGTAAAAACCCCTACGGGCATGAAGAAGATGACTGTTCGCGGCATGGGTGCTGCCACAAAAGGTGGCAGCTACATGGGTTGTGAGTAAAAAATTAAATGGATCCGGTATCTGCAATGGCAACCGCTTCGGCGGCATTTGGAGCCCTTAAAAAGGGCTTCGCCATTGGCCGGGACATTGAGTCTATGGCCTCTGACCTGTCAAGATGGATGGGCGCTTTATCTGACCTTGATCAGATGGAGAAAGAGGCAAAGAACCCCCCTATATTTAAAAAACTGTTCGGTGGTCAAAGCGTAGAGCAAGAAGCCATAACGACTTTTGCCAACAAGCAGAAGGCGCAGCAACAACGTTACGAGTTACAACAGTGGATTTCTTTGACTATGGGTAAGTCAAAATGGGATCAACTTGTAGCAATGGAAGGGCAAATACGCAAAAGGCGTAAAGAAACATTGTATCGCCAGCGTGAGCGTAGACGAAAGTTTGTTGAAATCGTGGCGTGGGTACTTACCGCAGCCGTAGGCACGACAGCTTTGGTTATTTTTGTGCTGTTATTAAAGTCCCATACTGCTAACGCCGAACAAATGACAACCTGTCGTAAAGTTAAATGCGAAAAGATGGACAACCGTCAGGTAGTTTGTGTGTTCCGCGGGCAAAACTACACTATTGAATCTCAGATATTTGAGTATTTGGAATTTATTCCTTCTGAATATCAGTGCAAGTATGATCCAAACGCTAAGAAAGAGATGACGGTGCAAGAAACCTTAAAAGCGGTGAGGGACAGTCAGAAATGAGCAAAAAGTTCCAAGAAGGCACAGAGTATGCGCGGTATGATCTCGACGGTGACGGCGAAATCACAGATGAAGAATTAGAACACGCCAAAGAAATACGAGAGACAGAACGTGATTTGCGAAAGAGCTTGGCTCAATTGCGTATGGCGCGGTTTACACTGATTGGCATGGGTGTTTTTACGGCGGCGATGTTTACACCATGGGTGTCAGTAGAACGCATACAAGCTTTGAGTGAAATCAGTAGTTTATTCTATATTTCCGGCGCGGGAATAGTCGGGGCGTATATGGGGACCACAGCTTGGATGGCGCGAAAGTGAATGATCGACGCCTTTTTGCTTATGGTTTATTTAGGCACCGGTGATTTTCGCAAACTAGAAAGCGGAAACATGCATTTTTATTCTATAGTTGAATGTAACTATTTTGCGGAACAAATATCTAAAAGATACGGCAACTATGGTTTTTCTGAATATATTGATGCAAAAGATAGGGTGACGGCATATTGTGTGCCTAGACAAGTAGACCCTGAATTGGTGAAAATTTACTAAGAAGGAATAGTCACATGTTTCAAGCTCTATTGGGACCGTTATCGTCACTTGCGGGCTCTTTCTTGGAAGGACAGATATCTAAGCAAAAAGCAAAAGCCTCACTTGCTCAGACAGAGGCAGAAGCAAAAGCTGAGATTATGAAGACCGCCGCCACCCATGACTCCAAGTGGGAGATCATAATGGCGCAGGCCACAACAACGAGCATCAAAGACGAAATTGTAACCGTAATCGTGTTGATTCCGGTGGTGCTGGTCTTTGTTCCGGGCATGGAAGAGGTGGTCAAGAACGGTTTTGACAGATTGAATGAGTTACCGGACTGGTATCAATATCTGGTTTTTCTCGTATGTAGCGCAGCATTAGGCATACGAGGACTGGACAAGTTTCGGAAGAAGTAGTAAAAATCTCATATGAATGAGATAAATCTCGCACAGTTCATTCTTGATATTGTCCGAAAGAAAAAAGAACAAGTCACAGAGCTTGTAATGGCGGGCGGTGTTAAAGATATGGAACACTATGGGCGGTTGATGGGAAACATTGACGGTCTTGAATACGTTGAACAGGAACTCAAGAGCCTGCTAGAAAAACAGGAGCTAATAGATGACTGAGGCTATACAGCCCGCGGAAGTTACTTCCACACCATGGGTAGACCCTAAAGACAGGGTTCTTGACCCCACTCTCCTTGATAAATCTCTTATTGAAAGAATGCCTCAACCCACCGGATGGAGGGTTCTTGTTTTGCCGTACAAAGGCAAAGCGAAGACCGCCGGGGGTATTTATTTGCCGGATCAAGCGGTTCAGCAAAATGAGGTATCCACCCAAGTAGGCTATGTTTTGAAAGCAGGGGCTCTTGCCTATGCTGAAGAGCAGAAATTTCCCGATGGACCGTGGTGTCGTGAGGGGGATTGGGTGATCTTTGCTAGGTACGCAGGATCTCGTTTTAAAATTGAGGGCGGTGAAGTCCGCATACTTAATGACGACGAAATTCTGGCAACTGTACTAGACCCTGAAGACATTCTTCATAACTGAGAGCTATCATGGAAAATCTTATGGAAGATAAAGACGTAGAAAAGTCCGTTGATACGGGTTCGCCGGAGCCAAGGGAAGAGCCTGTAGAAATAGAGGTTGAGGGCGAACAGGACTCATCTGTTGAGGTGCCACAAGAAGAAACATCTCAACAGGAAAAACAAGTTTCGGATTCTCAAAAAAGAATTGATCGTCTTACAAAACTGAGACGTGAAGCGGAACGCCGTGAAAAAGATGCGTTAGCTTATGCTGAAGCTGTAAAAAAAGAAGCTGACGAATTAAAAACCAAGATGAGAACCCTAGATGAGGGTTACGTCCAAGAGTATTCCGGGCGAGTTGAGTCAGAGCTTGAGACAGCTAAGACAGCACTCCGACAGGCTATGTCTATTGGTGACACGGATGCCGCCGTTGAAGCACAAGAAAGGCTGGCTCAGTTAAGTGTCGCAAAAGAACGCGCCCGCCAAGCAAAAGCGCAGTTTGATCGCCAACCACCGGCGCAAGAACAGGCTGCTCCTGTTGAACAGCAGTACAATCGTTCCGAACCACAGCGTCCTGATCCAAAAGCAGAGGATTGGGCGGAGCGCAATGAGTGGTTTGGTAAGGATGAGGCCATGACTTATGCGGCCTTTGGTATACATAAACGTCTTGTTGAGAATGAAGGGTTTGACCCGAACTCAGATGATTACTATACTGAGCTTGACAGACGACTTGTGGACAAGTTCCCCAACGAGTTTGACAAAACCAGTCAGTCGAGCAGCCGCCCCGTTCAGACGGTAGCTTCGGCATCTAGGACTGCTAAAACATCTGGACGCCGCAAGGTCAAATTGACCCCCTCTCAGGTCGCTATAGCCAAGAAATTGGGTGTGCCTCTTGAAGAGTATGCTAAGTACGTAAAGGAGTAAGATCAGTGTCTGACATAGAAGTAACAAGGTCTACCGGCGTTGATCGTAGCTCCCGTGCTAGTAAGACAAGGGAGAAAGAGACAAGGCGTAAGCCTTGGGCTCCCCCGTCTATGCTAGACGCACCACCTGCGCCCGATGGATACAAGCATCGTTGGATTAGGGCTGAAGTTCGTGGATTTGATGATCAGAAAAACATTTCTGCGCGTCTACGCGAAGGCTACGAACTTGTCCGCCAAGATGAGTACCCAGATTTTGAGGCCCCCGTCGTTGATTCAGGTAAATATGCTGGTGTGTTTGGAGTTGGCGGATTAGTTCTTGCTCGTATCCCATTGGAGACTGTTGCGGAACGGAGTGCTTACTTTGATGGTAGGACTCAAGACCAAATGGAAGCCGTGGATCACGATATGATGCGGGAAAATTCTCACTCTACAATGAGGATCAGCAATGCTGATCGTCAATCGCGTGTAACCTTTGGTGGTCCTAAAAAATAGGACTGAATGGAGACGAATATGGCAAACCAAGATACTGCCTTTGGTCTTCGTCCAATTGGACTCAATGGTGCAGCGGCTAACACCACTGGTGTGACTCAGTATGAGATCGCATCCAACAATACGAATGCTATTTATCAGTATTCGCCAGTCATTCCGCTAGCGGCGGGTGTGATTGATATTGTTGGTAATGCAAACGGTGGTACGGTTCCTGCTCTTGGGGTCTTTATGGGCGTTGAATATGTTGACAGCTCTACTAAGAAAACTGTCTTCAAAAATTATTGGCCGGGTTCAAACAACGTTAGCGTTGATACGAACTTTCCAATCAAAGCTCTTGTAGCTGACAACCCTAATCAACTGTTTATGGTAGCCGCGGATACAACGACAACAGATCGTGCAACTGCACTTGCTGATGTTTTTGCTAACGCGTCACTTGCGACAGCCACTTCGGGCTCAACAGCAACAGGACGTTCAACTGCTGAACTTGATATTTCCACGGCGGCTACAACCGCAACCTTGGCGATGCGTATCGTAGGTTTGACGACAGATGTCGCCAACCTTGACTATGCGTCGGCGGGTGTGAATTTCATCGTTCGGTTTAATTTCCACCACAACGCACCTTGCTCTAGCTCTGATTCTCAGACTACAGCAGCGTCTACTGGCATATAAGAAGGGAGATATAGACAATGGCTATTTCTCGCGCACAACTAGCAAAAGAGCTAGAGCCGGGCCTAAACGCGCTGTTTGGTCTGGAGTATTCTCGTTACGAGAACGAGCATGCAGAAGTCTTTGAAGAAGAGTCCTCAGATCGGGCCTTTGAAGAAGAGGTGATGTTGGGGGGCTTCACAACGGCTCCTGTTAAGAACGAAGGTGGTGCTGTTCAGTTTGATGATGCACAAGAGACATATACGGCTCGTTACACACACGAGACAATTGCTCTTGCGTTTTCAATTACTGAAGAGGCTATTGAAGACAATCTTTATGATCGTCTGGCTTCGCGTTACACAAAAGCGCTGGCTCGTTCAATGGCACAAACCAAGCAGATCAAGGCTGCGGCGATTCTGAACAATGCGTTCAGCACCGGTAGCCCGATTGGTGACGGTGCAGCACTTTGTTCTGCCGCTCACCCATCTCTGTCTGGCAACCAGCGTAACCTGCTTTCTACAGCGGCGGATCTTAACGAAACGTCACTGGAGCAGATGCTGATTGATATCGCAGGCTTTACCGATGAGCGCGGGCTCAAGGTTGCTGTCCGCGGTATGAAGCTCATCATTCCGAAGGAACTTCAGTTTATTGCAGAGCGTGTAATGAACTCAAACCTTCGTGTTGGCACCGCCGACAATGATGCGAATGCCATGAAGAATATGGGCATGATCCCCGACGGCGCAGTGGTTAACCACTTCCTGACCGACACAGATGCATTTTTCATCAAGACTGATGCACCTAACGGCTTTAAGATGTTTAACCGTTCGCCAATCAAGACTGCCATGGAAGGTGATTTTGATACGGGTAACATGCGCTTCAAGGCACGTGAGCGTTATAGCTTCGGCGTATCTGACTGGCGCAGTGTCTTCGGCACACCCGGCGCGTAACAGCGGCGAAATAAATTTGAGAAAGGGCGGCGGTTGCCGCCCTTTCCTTTTTGTTATATATTGATTTTGGGCGCAACTTAGCTTTGTAGACAGGATCATGCCCACCTGACATTGCACGGACTACAAAGCGAAACCTTGTGCAAAGGGTGTTAATATGGCTTCAACTACTTTTTCAGGTCCGGTGACCTCTACCGCTGGATTTATTTCAGGATCAGATTCTCTCGTATCTGTGGCTGCTGATGTAACATTGACTTCTGCTTCTAATGCGGGCCGTACAATGGTCTTGGGTGTAGCAAGCGGCGCGACTGTTACTCTTCCTGCCGCCAGCGGCACGGGTAATGTTTACAAGTTTTTTGTAGCAACCACCGTCACCTCAAACAATTACATCATTCAGGTTGCCAGCGGTGACGACACAATGGCCGGTGTAGCGATTGTTGCTAATGACTCAGACAATTCTGCATCTATTTTTGAAACTGCCGCAACGAGCGATACCATTACTCTAAATGGTACGACCACCGGCGGTATTCTTGGAGCTACAATTGAGATTCAAGATGTGGCGTCAAATGTGTTCTCAGTAGTTGCCCGCGGCGCAGCAACAGGCACTGAAGCCACTCCTTTCTCTGCTGCTGTTTCGTAAGAGGCTTATCATGGGTAAGCTCAACAGCGGTAAAAAGCCTGTTAAGAAGGTTGTAAAGGCCATCAAGAAGGCTACGAAAAAGAATGAGGAGTAAGCTATGGCAGGCTCTGACGTAAAAACAAAGCGGGTCACCGGCACTGGTTCATTGGGTGTCGGTCCCGCCCGTATTAGACAGATACAATTAAAAACTGGATCTGGAACTCCACGGCTCACTCTTACAGATGGCTCCGGCGGTGCTACGGTCTTAGATTTGGACTTTAACGCCTCTGACACGCATTCTGTGAACATTCCTGCGGAAGGTATTAGAGTCACCGACATCTTTGTCGGCACTTTGACTAATATCACCGCAGTAACGTTCTTTTTTAACTAGGTGAGTTATGGCTTCGCGTGATGATAAAATGCCGAAGCGAAACAAAAAAAATTTCCGCCCCACAAAGTCTGGGGCGGGAATGACCAAAGCTGGGGTGGCAGCGTATCGAAAAGCAAACCCCGGAAGTAAGTTAAAAACTGCGGTTACCGGCAAGGTAAAGAAGGGTTCAAAAGACGCTAAAAGACGTAAGTCCTTTTGCGCTCGTTCCGCGGGTCAAATGAAAAAATTTCCAAAGGCTGCAAAAAATCCTAACAGCCGTTTACGCCAAGCTAGGAAGAGATGGAAATGTTGACGTGGGATAAGATTGCGCCAGCTTTAATTTTGACCGGAATTGGTTGGATATCGATGGAAATGTCTGTTGTCAAAACAGATTTAGCGGTTTTGACTGTTCAACTTGAAAATGTTGAAGAGAAAATTGCGGCTAATCACGAAATGATTACTCCCATGTGGGAAGATTTTTTGTTGGAGAAGTCTGATGACTATGCTGCGTGGATCAATGAATAGGCAAGTAAACACAGGGCCTAAATCAAAAAAGATAACGCCCACTTATTTTAGAAAGGGCGGCGGTGTCAGTAGGAAAAGCAAAGGGTCCAAGATTTGCCCGGAAGGAAAAGCATGGGCTAAACGGACGTTTGATACATACCCGTCGGCGTATGCAAACTTGGCCGCATCCAAATACTGCAAAGACCCAAACTACGCTAAAAAGTCAAAAGGCGGAAAGCGGAAAGGAAAGTAATGGGTGAGCTTCAAAAATGGTTGAAGCAGGATTGGGTAAGGATTGGTAGTGACGGTTCAATTAAAGGCAAGTGCGGCACTTCTAAAGATAAAAAAAATCCTGATCGCTGTCTGCCGCGGGCTAAAGCTAACAGTCTTACAAAAGCTCAACGCGCCTCTACTGCACGGAAAAAGAAAAAAGCGGGGGCTGGCGGCAAGACCGTTGTATCTAACACCAAAGAAGCCAAGGTCAGAAAAATGGCAAATGGCGGCGCTGCTGTACCAACGACAAAACCAAAAAGACCCTTCAAAGGCAAATCTGTTCGCGGAACTGCGGTTGCTAGAGGCTGCGGAGCAGTCATGCCGAACCGCCGAAAAAGAACAAAAGGCTCTGTTGTACAAACTTGAGAGAATAAAATGCTTCCAAATTTTCAACTGGAGCAAGAAATTATTAAAGAAATGCGAGATTGGTCTTCGCATGCTTTGGAAAAAATAAATCCAAATTACAATGACTTACCCGCATGCCCCTATGCAAAAACAGCATGGGCACAAGATCGTGTAGGGTTTTGTTTTAAGTACAATGACCATTGGCAAGATCTTTACACCCTAGTCTCTCAATGGGATGACACTAAAGACGTTGTAATTCTTATAGATTTTTGTCCGTTGCCAATAGATGAGATGGATAGATATCTCAACATGTTGAACGACATGATATCCGAAGGCGTTTTGATAAACAAAGACATGTTCTTGATGGGGTTCCACCCAGACGATGAAGACAACGATTTTTTAGATGACACGGACTTTGAAAGCGCAACATCGACCTCTGAGGTTTCGTATGCTATGATCTTTTTGCAAAGATTGACTAAGTTGCAAGAAGCGTCGGATGCCCTTAGAGTGAAAGGGTACTATAACAACTGCGAAGAGTATTATGACTCTTCTCAACTGTATGAAAACCGTAAATTCTTGTACAGGAGATTTAAAGATGCGGAAAAAAGCTAAGAAGATGATGCGCGGCGGAGCGGCTAAAAAGGCGGCTCCAAAGATGATGCGCGGTGGTGGCATGGCTAAAAAGCCTCTTATGATGCGCGGTGGCGGTATGGCTAAAAAGAAAATGAAACGTGGTGGCAGGGTTAAGAAGTAATCATGGCTACTTCGGGGTCAAAAAACTTTGAGCTTCAAGTCGATGAATACATCGAAGAAGCTTTTGAGCGGTGTGGGTTAGAGTTCAGGACGGGATACGATGCCCGCACCGCAAAACGTTCCCTCAATCTGCTTCTTGCGGATTGGGCTAACCGTGGCTTGAACCAATGGACAATCGCGCAGAGGACGTTGACCCTGTCTCAAGGCACTAGCGCGTACAATCTTGGCACGGATGTGATCGACATATTGTCGGCGGTGTGCAGCAGAAGCAATTCTGATTTGTCTATGCAGCGCCTCAGTAGAGATGGGTACATAGTCATCCCCTCAAAAACCACTCAGGGGCGTCCAAGCCAATTTTTTTTAGATCGGCAAATTACACCGTCTTTGAAACTGTACCCCACTCCTGAGAATGCCACCGACACGATAATTTACGATGCCCTTGTGCGGATGGATGATGCGGATGTCTATACAAACACAATAGAAGTTCCTTTTCGGTTTTACCCTTGTTTGGCCGCGGGGCTGGCGTACTACATTTCAATGAAGAAAGCTCCTGAACGCGTTCAACTTTTAAAAGCGGTCTATGAAGAGGAGTTTGAGAGAGCGCGTACAGAGGATCGGGATAGATCTTCATTTAACGTGACGCCTCAGTATCAGTATTTACGAGTAAATTGATGTCTAAATTTGCGTCAGGAAAAAGAGCTTATTTTATTTCTGACCGTTCTGGTCAGAGGTACAGATATAGGGACGCAAAGCGTGAATGGACTGGGGCTATTGTAGGCCCGGATGAATTTGATCCTAAACACCCACAGTTGTTTCCTGTACGGAATATAGCGGATCCGCAAGCGTTGCGTGATCCAAGACCTGACACTCAGAACATTTTTTCTGTGAATGTGACTTTCCCAACCTTCAATCTTACCACCATCAGGTATATTCCAGTACCTGTCATGCTAGGTTCAGTCGGGCAGGTAGTGGCGACGGGCAGTGCGACGGGAGAAGCTATTTCAGTATCAATTACGGGCATCTCCGCGGAAGGTTACGTTGGAAGCGTGGTTGCGTCTAACATAGCATCTGCAACGGCGGCGGTAACTGGCGTAGCAGGGACAAGTGCCGTAGGTTCAGTCTCTGTATTGGCAATAACAGTTTATACGGTAACGGTTTCAAGCGATGGATACGGTAATAAATACTATATTGCAGGTCTTTCAGGCGCTGCCCCAACCCTCACCCTCAACGAGGGAAGCACTTATCGATTTGATCAGTCTGATTCCAGTAATTCCGGGCATCCCTTCAGATTCTCTACCACTTCTAATGGAACACATGCGGGGGGTAGTGAATACACCACCGGTGTAACGCACAACGGCACTCCGGGCAGTTCAGGGGCGTATACACAGATCACGGTAGCCTCTGGGGCTCCAACTCTGTATTATTACTGCTCAAATCACAGTGGTATGGGCGGCACGGCAAACACGCCATAGGAGTAGAAAATGGCTTTTTCTGGAAATTTCTTGTGTACGTCTTTCAAGAGCGAACTGTTTAGTGCAGTGCATAATTTTGGAAGTCACACATTTAAAATGGCGTTATTTACCAATAGCGCTACTTTAAACGCGTCAACCACGGCGTACTCTACCACGAACGAGGTTAGTGGGACGGGTTACAGTGCGGGCGGAGCAACTGTTGCAAACGTCAGTGTCAACACCAGCGGCACGACGGCTTTCATTGATTTTGATGATGTTGCTTTTTCAAGCTCTTCGATAACTGCCAGAGGTGCCCTGTTGTATAACAGTAGCGCATCAGATAAAGCGGTTGCGGTATTTGATTTTGGTGCGGATAAATCTTCGTCGTCCTCAACATTTACAATCACAATCCCGACGGCGGATGCGAGCAATGCGATAGTTAGGATTGCCTGATGAGCTTCACGTATGGCGAATTAAAGACAGCAATTCAAAATTTTACGGACAACGAAGAAACAACCTTCGTTGCAAATTTACCTGTCTTTATTCGTTCCGCAGAAGATCGGATATTTAAGTTAGTAGATCTTGAGGTGTTTCGCAAAAATGCCACAAGCACCTTGACGCAAAACGATCCTTATTTGTCTGTTCCCACAGATTATTTATCTTCTTTTTCGATGTCTGTAACAAACAGTTCCAGCAAAGAGTTTTTGTTGCAAAAAGACGTTAACTTTTTGCAAACATACAATCCTAATCCCGCTACTACGGGGACGCCAAAATATTACGCTTTCTTTGACGTGGACAATTTTATTTTATCTCCAACGCCAGATTCAAACTATGCTGTAGAGCTTCACTACTACTACCGGCCAGACAGCATTACAAAGTCCCCCGGAGCGGATAGCCAAACGACTTGGCTCAGTGAGAACGCCCCAAATGCGTTGCTTTACGGCTCTCTGATGGAAGCGTACATTTATATGAAGGGCGAACAAGACATGCTTCAGATGTACGAAAAACAGTTCGCCGAAGCTCTAAGTCGAATTAAAGATTTGGCGGAAGCTAGAGAAAACAGCGATGCGTATCGCAGAGGTCTGCCAGATCGGCCTCGTACATAAGGAGTAGAAGACATGGCAACGTCAAACGCAGCAACCAATTATCTAGAACATGCGATCCTTGA